AAAGAAATAATGAAACAATATCTGGACTTATTACAAAACATCGTTGATAACGGTGTCGAAAAAGAAAGTGGAAGAGCAAATATGCCGAACACTATTGGCATTTCACATGCCGTAATTAAAATGGACTTGCAAGAAGGTTTTCCATTACTAACTACAAAGAAAATGTACTGGAAAGGCATTGTGCATGAACTCCTATGGTTTCTCAATGGAAATACAAATATTAAATATCTCGTTGATAACAACGTAAACATCTGGAACGGTGATGCTTATAGATGGTATTTAACATACCATAAAAAAAGTAGGTGTATAACACCACCGTTAACAATGGAGCAATTCATTAATGAAATAAAAACTAATGAATGTGTTAATCCTCATTGGGATAATATTGGTGATTATTCTAATTATGAATGGACATACTATAGACTTGGTGACCTCGGCAAAGTTTATGGTTATCAATGGCGTAATCAGAATGGTGTTGACCAAATAAAAGAGGTTATCGAAGGTTTGAAGTCGAATCCTTATAGCAGGTATCACATTATCGATGGTTGGAACAAAGCGGATTTCAGAGAAATGGCGTTACCACCTTGTCACCTACTGTATCAGTTCATTGTGAGACCATTATCTCATAGTCAGAGATGTGATTTATATTATGTGCAGGGTCAACCCTCACATGTGTATGCAAACACAACTGAAGATGATTTAGATAATGATAATATCCCTAAATTCTATCTCGACCTGAACATGTATCAGAGAAGTTGTGATACATTCTTAGGTGTTCCTTTCAATGTTGCAAGTATGTCAATACTTTTGATGTTATTTGCAAAGGCAAGTAACATGGTTGCTGGTGTTAGTACTTGGATTGGTGGTGATACGCATTTATATGTTAATCACATGGATGCAGTTAATGAGCAGTTGAGTAGAGAACCATTGGCATTACCGACAATGAAAATTAATAAAGAACTCAATAGTCTTGATGATATATTGGCACTAACCATTGAAGACTTTGAATTGGTTGGTTATGATAACCCACATCCAGCAATCAAAGCCGAATTATTCACTGGATTGAAAAAATCTTAGTTATGGAAAATGTTACTGAGTTAAATGATATGGGTGTTTCTGTGAGTATTGCATATATTGTTGAAAAACGTAACGATGCTTTGGAACACCTTAATGAACTGATTAAAACTAATCGAAGTGCTGAGGTTATTAAACACACATTAGATATTGTTTTAAGACATAATGAACAAATAAAAAAACTGGAGGATGCACTTGTTGTATTTAATACTCTTCTGGAACAAGAGAAATATAAATAATCATGGACGAAAGATTAAAAAATGTCAACTTAATTGACGAATTGGATTTCACATTTAGTGATGTGGAACAGCAACTTATTAATGACGAAATACGTTATGGCAATACTTGGAAAGAACGTGGACTTGTATTCAAAGGTCAAAGCCAAGAAACTCGTTGGTTTTATAAGATGCAGGAATATTTCGAAGCCTATATGAACGATGGTCAGCCAATTCCTTGGACAAAGGTTATTGGTGAAGCACATATTGCATTGGTAAGAGAAAAACTTTTGTCAAAAGAAGTTGAATGACAATTTTTTACATATTGATAGGATTATTGGTAACGATAGTTCTTTTACTTTCATTGGCATTATACTGGTTTTCAAAAAAAAGTATATATCTTTCCAATAAAGAAAAAGAATTTATTACATTTGTTATAGATATATTTAATCAATATGGTGATGATTTAGGCATTCAGTCCAAAGAACAACATAAAAAATTGGTTGAAGAACTTGAGAAGATTAAAAAACAATTTAATGTGGAAAAAAATGACAAAATTTGAAATTATTAATGAAGAGTATTACGATGAAGAATTACTATTTGCAGATGGATTCAATGACGCAGTAATTGGTGTTGCTTACGATAAAGCAACAAGTACCAACAGGGTCATATATTCAAGAACTAAATGTATTGATGTCCTTATGGAAAGGGATGGTATGGAGTATGAGGTTGCAGTAGAATTCTTTGATTTTAACGTCACTGATGCATATGTCGGCAATAAGACTCCGATATTCATGGATGACGAAATGTTTGAAGAATAAAAAAGGGGCAATCGCCCCTTTTTTTGTTATTGTTTCCAAAATTTAATGTCAAAAGGATTAACACCACTTCGTTTTAAATAGTTTGTAGTTACAACGTGAACACCATGTGGGTCGATTCCCATATCAGAAAGGTCTTTGAAAAAATAATCGTTTTTAAATTTACGCAATTCTGCTGGTTCGATTTCACTATAATCCCAACCATTTACAATATCATCAGTATCATTAGTTACGGCAAAATGTGTGTATTTAGGGTTAATAGATTGTGCCGAATTCCCCTCTTTAATTTTTAATTGTTCAGGATTTGTTTTTCTAACCGACTTAGCATATTCATCATCTTGTTTTTTTGTGTTTGGGTTATATCCTGCAGTTCCCTTAGAGTTTAATACACCACCCATTTGAGCAGTATTGTGTATATTTTCACCCAAGCCACCAGTAAATGCTCTTTCCTGACTTGCGTAACGAGAATCTGCAGCATTTTGTTTATAAATATAATTCATTCTATTTTCAGCTTCTTGCCCAGCTAAAATATATTGACGATATGGTTCAAAAAATTGAATTAAATCATCTATTGCGAGTTCTTCAATATTAATTGCTGGGAATTCTTTATTTGTACCTTCAGAATTTGCAAATGTTACGTACCCACTAATCATATTGTTTTCAATATAAATCATAATATCAGCATTAATACCTTTAGTTAGAAAACTATATTCTCTATTATTATACGTTTCCAATAATGTGTTGAAATGTTTTTCAATTTCTTTTACAATAGAATTAGGAGTAAATTCTTCAAAATCATCTTCATAATCATTTCTATCGTCATATTCTGGTTCAGATGGCTCAGTATAGTCATTATGTTGATTATGAGTCATTAGTGGTTCGCCTGCATCATTAAATGCATCACCTTCGTTTAATCTAGGTTTAAATGTCTTGTCAACTCTTCCCATTATTTCGAAGAGTCTTTGTTTACTATTGCTTGTTGCCATGCTATTAAATTTTATTATAAATACTAATTAATTTCCCTTTGTTTACTATTGCTTGTTGCCATGCTATTAAATTTTATTATAAATACTAATTAATTTCCCTTTGTTTCGTTTAGAAATGGAACAACATCTTCTTTTACTGGGACTCCAACAATTTTTTTCCAATACGTTTTAAAACCACCGATGGACTTTTTGGTTTCATCTGTGACATTATTCGCACTTTCAACTTCATAATATCGACTTTTTTCACCACTCATGTTATATTCGATAATATCACCCCTATCGATTTCCAGATGTTTTTCTTCAAGCTCTTTAAGATATACCCCAAAACTAATATTACCAGTATCATCTCTGGTAATACCACCAGCATTGCTACCATAGTATTGTTGTTTACCTTCTTCAATATTTACCATTACTGAAATACGAACAGGTGTCATGAATTTTTTGTCCTTAGTTTTTGCTTGACCATATAAATTATGCGACTTGGTTTCAATTATGTTGATTTTGTGTATAATTACGGATTGAGCATTATCTGTTAGTAAATAATTTCTACCATACATAACATCTAAATCAAAAGAATTATCTGTCATGAATAGTCCCATTCTCTGACTCTGAAGGTCAATTATTTGTTTTTTCTTTTTCATATTTAATTACGTCAACATATCACCAAAATTTAATCCAGTTGTATTAAATTGCAATTATTGGGAACATTGGTGGTTGATACCCACGTTCTTTATTAACATATTCAGCTATTTCGGCACGTTCTTTAACCATATTAGCCTGACTTAATTTAGTTAATTGGTCAATTATTAATTTTTCTGTTTCTTCTTTTAATTTAGTACCTTCATCAAGTAAATGACGATAATCCATAGTCAATTGTTTTTCTGCAACACCAAGTTCGCCAGTATAAAACCCCCTGATTCCACCAATTACCATTTTTACTTTAGCAATCAACAGATTTCTTATTTGTTGATGTGCGACATCATTCAATTTACTCCACTCTAATATCGATGTTGGTGGGTCTGATGGTAATTTAATAATGTCACTATTTTCTTCTAAACATTTTTCTCTATTAGTTCCAAGGATATCATAATACCAATACCAAACTTTTCTTCCTTCATAATGTTTTCCCCATGCATTGGCGATTTCATGACGGTCACCCGGGATTGGATACAAATGTAACATTTTTTCTCCAGTTGCCAAACCAGTTATTCTATAAGTTAATGTTGATTGTAAAACTCTTTGTTTCATTCTTCGGTCTTGTGCTGCCAAAAGTGTTGAGAATGTTGGTTGCACATACATAGCTGGACGACCGAGATATGACCATCCGACCATACCGGGAGACCATGCATTCAATGCAAACGGGTCAACAATACCACCGTCAATAGATGGTGGAGTTTCCCATAATACTTCATTCACTTCTCTTCCTGCAGGTATTATATAATGCTGAGTATGTCCTGATGTTATAATAAAATCACGTTTTAATTCCCAACCTGTTGCCGCTGGGGCATTTGTTCCTAAACCCACTTGTCTTGAATATGCATACGTGAAAGTTTCCATGTAATGATTTGATTTATTTGTAAATGCTGCAAGAAAATCACCAGTTTCTTTACTCATGCCTTCCAATGAAATCCATTGTTGTTGTATCAACCACTGATTAATCAATGATGAATAATCTTCAACAACCATTTCTAAATAAGAATCCATCATTTCGTCTATTAATTCGAATGGTCTTAATGGGTATCCTAATTCATGTTTGATGTGAAGATATAATTTATTTTTCTCAACTGTTGTTATTAATGCCATAATTATATTATATTTGTGGTTGTTTATTATAAATACTTTAATCGAACATATTATGCTTAAAATCGAATACGAAATCGAATTAAATGAGAGTGGAAGACCGTATATTAAATTATCTGATGATTATGTAGATAAACCCGAAGATAAATTCTTCACAATTGAGCTTGCACGATATTTTCTACAAAGTACGCATAGTCGCATGACACCTGAAAAATATGACCAACACACCATCGACACAATGGATATTGGAATTCGTTTACTTGGACAAATTGGTGATGAAATGGCTGAAATTCAATATAATGGAATGAAGACACAAGGCGAATTAGCAATGATGCTTAACACTAATTACAATATAAGAGTAAATAGTATCGAAGAACGTGATGCATTGCCTGAGAAGGATATTGTTTTTAATGATAAAATATTTGATAGAGTGGTAGGATTGAAAGTATATTGTCGAACTTTCAATAATGAAACTCTACTATATGAAAACGAAACTTATGAATTACAGGGTGGAATTACTAACGATAATTGGGTAAAGTTATGATAAATAAACCAACCCCCGAACAAGAGAAAATATTCTTATTCATAAAGAAAAGACCCGAAAATATCTTAATTAAAGCGTTTGCTGGTACTGGAAAGACAACAACTGTTGTTGAAGCAGTTAAGCTATTGCCGAAAGATAAGAATATTATGTTTTTGGCATTTAATAAACATATTCAAGAAGAACTTAAAACAAAACTTCCAGAATATGTGAGGTGTTATACTACATATGGTCTTGGAATGTCAGCAATTAAACGAAAATATGGTGACAGTATCCAATTTGATGAGTTCAAGGTGGATAAAATTATTCAGAAAAAAATGAAATCTTGGGATTTAGATGAAGAACTTGATGAGGAAGAAATTGGATTGTATCTAAATAATGTAAAAAAACTTGTTAATCTTTGTAGATTAACATTAACAGTAAAACCTGAATACGTACCATATGTTGCAGATAGATATGACATTAATTTGAATAAGCCAAAAGATATTAAAAGGGTTTTGAAAGTTTTGGATGAATGTACTACTGATAGAAAAACATTTGATTATACTGATATGATTTATTTACCTGCTGTTGATAACAGCATTTGGTTTTTTCCACAGGATTATGTTTTTGTTGATGAAGTTCAAGATTTAAATCGTTGTCAGATTAAAATCATTGAGAAGGTTCTTAAACGTAATCGTACAACAAAAAAACTTGAAGGTAGATTGATTAGTGTTGGTGATTTTTTTCAAGGAATCTATGGGTTTAATGCTGCTGATGAAAAAAGTTTTCAGTGGTTTGAAAATTTTCCCAATACAAAAGTTTTACCACTTTCTGTATCATTTAGATGTTCACAAAATGTGATTAAAAAAGCACAGGAAATCGTTCCAGACATCAAAGCACTCCCCAGTGCACCCGAAGGTCTGGTTAGAGATGGAAACGTGCTTAATGAGGCTGAAAGTGGCGATTTTGTGCTCTGTAGAACAACTATGCCACTGGTGAAACTTTTTTTCGAATTTTTAACTCAAAATAAAAAGGCAATTATTAAGGGTTCTGATATTGGTATTCACCTCATTGAATTAATTGGTAAAATTAATAGTATTGAAAAACTCAAGTCTTTTTGGGAAGAAGAATTAAGTAAATTCAGAAAAGATTTAAAATCTGATGGTATATTGAATCCCAGTGAACACAGTGGATACTCGGTTCTTGAAGATAAAGTAATGACATTATTGTTTTTAGCACGATTAGCTGATAGTATTCCAGATTTGAAATTGAAAATTAAAACAATATTTACTGATGAAATTCAGGGTATTTGTTTAAGTACTGTACATAAAATCAAAGGATTGGAAGCAAATCGAGTATTTATAATTAGACCTGACTTATTACCATTACCAAATGTAAGAAGTTGGCAAGCTATACAAGAAAAAAACTTGGAATATGTTGCTATCACAAGAAGTCGTTTGGAACTAATTTATGACCGTAATTGGTCTGATGAGAAATAAATTTTATTTTGTATTTACATGTGCAAAAAATTAAATTTTTCAGTATATATATTAAAAATATAATATGAATGGAATGGATAGTTAGAATAGAAAAGACACCTGATGTTGAAAGTGAAATAGAACAGAGAATAAGAATTGTTTTTAATCCAATGTCAGAAAATATTAGTTTATTTGGTGAAGCTAAATTAAAAAACAGATTGAAAAATACTGAGTGGTTTGTTTTTAGTGAAGATAGTCATGAAATGGTTATTACATTAGAACAACTTCAAGAAAAAATGGCGACAGTTGTTCTTGAAATGAGAAAACGACTTATAGAGTATGAAAATCTTGATAAAGGATTTAGTGTTCTTAAATGGATTGGTATCGAAGAACAAAAATAAAAAAAGTGGTCAAATTTAATATTTCCATAAAAAACCATTAACAGTTCTTTTCAATAAAATCAAAATAATCGTAATACCAAGGTTTTCCTGTTTTAATTTCGATTTGTTTTCTTTTGAATTTAGATTCAATTATTAAGTTCGGATATGTTTCAGATAAATGTGTTGTTAAAACACCCGATTTATTTAAATAATCAATAAATTGTTTGTTTGTTTTTTTACAAATCAATAAATAATTTATTGATTTATTAAATTCTGTTGTTATTGGTGTCTCATATTTTTTTATGTATTGATTAAGCGTTGAAAAATGAATCAAATATTTTTTGGATAGTTCTCGTATTGATAACTGATTTTCTAAATATTCTATATATATTTTATTTAATTCATTATCGCTAAATTCTGTAAGTGGTTTTCTTTTTGTTGAATTAAACTCATTTAAATCATTATTTAAATAATCTTCTTCATAACACCAACAATAATTTTTGTTTTTTGAATATCCTAAACATTTTCTTAAAATTTGTTGATGTGATAAGTGGTCATTATTTTCATTACCAGCAGTTGCTAATGAATCATATCTTTCTAAAATAGATTTTTTTTCTAAGTCAATTTTTATGACAGGCTTTTTTAATTTAATAATTCTTTTATCAACCCATTCTTTAGTTTGTTTGACATCTTTTCTTAATTTTGATAGTTTTTGTGTTGTTTCTTCATTAGCAATTGAATTTTTTCCACCAAATTCGATATTATAACCTAAATTTCTATTTGTGGTATTATATTCAAAAATATATCTAATTTCTTTATAATTTAATTCATCAATGTTTTGTGCTGTATCAAGAACCGAAAACTCAAAATTATTAAACCCATACTTATTGAATGCTTTTAATAAGTATGGGTTGCAACTATTCGCATTTGTTTTATATTCATAATATCTGTTATTTAGTCCTCTTGTTGTTTGCCCGATATATTTTTTATTGTTTATTTTATTGTGAATCAAATAAATAATCCCAGCAATCTCATGATTTTTTTTTGGATATGGAAGTATTAAATGACTAATGTTTTTCAAATATTGTTTATTTTCAATTTTATTACCAATAAAATGAAAATATCTTCTTTTTCGATATTGTGGTAAAAATATCGCATTGGGATATTTTTTTAATATTATGTCCTTTTTAATAGTACCAAATTCTTTTCTAACTGTACGTGAATGTTTTAATTTACCATCAATAAAAACTGAAAATCTTTTAGTTTCTTTACCGTTTTTTCCATAATTACCTGCCATTAAACCAATATATTTCCAATTTAATGCTTGATATATTGTTCCGATTTCACCAGCAGCAGGGTCTACAGTTGCTGTAACTATTTTATATTCAGTATTTTTTTTTAACCATTCAGTTGTTTTTGATATGAAATATGATGCAGTATTTTTTGGTGTCCACCATAAACAAACACCACGACTTAATAAAATAATTTTATTCGTAAATCCATATTTATCCCATGTGGTTGATTTATTTGCAGAGTATTCTTCAGAATAAATAACAACACCACCTAAATGATATTCATTATTTATTTGAAAATATATTCCAAAATAAAATTTATTGAATAATGGCATTGTTTTTAACCATTCATATTTTAATATTACTTGTTTTGCAGTATATACATCAATTAATTCGATTTTTGTATTAGTTAGTGAAACATCATCTCTATTAAATGTGATATTATTTAATTCAAGTTTTTCTTGTTCCTTCCTAATTTTATATTGATATGCTTCCATTTTTATAGTTTATTTGATTTTACTCCGAAAATGTAAAGATAAAAAAAGAGTTGGAATGTTCCAACTCTTTTTAAAAATATTTCAGTTTATTGATTACTGTAAGTCACCAATTCCAAAAGTCTGAAGACCATCACAATAGATTCTACCATAGTAACGATTCAATACCATTTTCTTTGCATAACGTGTCATGATACCACGAATCGGTGTGAAGTCAAATGGGTTGTACATTACCGGCGTTAATTGCATAGGTACGTAAGGAGCGTAAATGTAGCCGGTCTCAAGGATACTTGTACCTTTATGTCCAATTAACACTGTGTTAGCTGGTGAATAAGGGTCACGATATACTTGATAACGTCCACTAAGAGTACCGATTTTTTCAATACCCATGTTATACTTATCCTGTTCAGGACTTGCATTACTTACGTGGAAATATTCAAGGTCATCAAATACTGCAGATACTTCAGGAGATACAACTACCCATGATGCACCACCACGAAGAGTTGCTTTGTGAATCTGTGCTGAAATCTGGTTGATTTTTGTAATCAAAGTCTGATTCCAGTCTTTCTGTGTACCGTAGTATGTGTTAGATTGTCTACGAAGACCATTATAGTCCCAACGAGCAGTCCAAGCAGCACCTCTACGTAAGTCACGAAGAATTTCACGGTCAATTTCAGCAGCCATTTGTTCTGAAAGAAGAGCTGTTAACTCAGCTTCAGCATCAATGTTATGGAACGCTGATACGTCCTGTGCTAATTCAGGTGTCCACATAGCACGCATTTTACGTGTTTCAACAGAAACAGTAACTTGGTCTAACTGGAAGGTAACTTCAGCCATTTGTGAATCTTCTTCCATGTCAGAGTAAACTCTGTAGCTTGCAGTAAAAGTAGCACCACTTGTAACAGCACTCATTGCTTGGTAACCATTAGTTCCAGCATATTGTACGTCAACTATAAGAACGATTTCTCCAGCTTTGTTAACAATTGCTTGTCCGTATTTCTGAACCTTTACGTTGAAAGGAAGTGAAGTACCAGCAGGAACACTTTGGTCAGTAAAACCAGCAGGAGCACTGAAAGCCTCATTAGCAGTAATTTTTAAACCAGCAAGGAATGTTTCTGTATCGATTGGCATACCTGCAGGACCTAATAATTTACCGTCATTGCTTGCAGAAAATCCACCTAAAGTAACAGTAATGAATTTATCAACACCATTAACCCAAGTAGAAGCAGTTGTAGCACCAGTTTTAGGTGTGATGTTACCCCTTGAACGGTCAAATAATGAATCACCTTCTTCACCATATTTAGTAGCGTAGAATGAATCATATAATGAACGAGTTTCCCACTGTGTTCTTGAGTCAAGGTCTTTAGTTGCTGCATTTCCATATGCTCCATCTGGAGATGTGTGCATACCAGTACCACCATCGGTAGGTATATTTGAAGCTGCCATGTTATCAACTACTCTAACACTTGTTTTAGGGTTGATGTAGTACAATTTACCAATAGGTAAGTTAAGTGCTTGTACAGACACGATGTCGTTTGCGAGTAATTTTGCGAATACTCTACGGATTACAGGGAATGCAACTGTTTCGAATTGACCACTGTTTGATGAATCTGAAGACTCATTAATCATGTGAGACAACTGATTTTCGAATAACTGAGCACAGTTTTCTTTTACGTTACCTTCTAATCCTTCTAACAAACCAATTTTTTGCCAACGGTTTGTAGTTATTTCTCTTTGTTCACGGAGTTGTTTTAAACCAATGTTACCAACTTCCGCACTTTCCATTAAAAATCCCATATTTGTATGTTTTTAATTTTTATAAATTATTTTTTTTGCTTCTATTTTCTACGTATTCGATTAAGCTTCTCATTTTTTGGATATGCTTATCGTTTGCGTAGGCTGTTTTTTCGACTACTTCGTCAAGTTTTTGCTTTGAAGATGGTTGTATTGAAGCACTTACTTTACCTTCAATGCCTTCAGTTAAGGTTTTTTTACTTCCTTTCATTTCTGTTAGGAATGATTTATACCTTTTCTGTGACTCGGCAATGCTATCAACTTTTTTAAATTCGTTGATAATTTTAATTTTATCATCTTGGGTCAATGCCAAGCTTTCGTTTACCAAAAGGTTATTTACATGCGCTAAGTTGGTATTGAAAACTGCCATTTCCTTTAATTGATTGCGATACTTTTCGAGTGCAGATTTATAGTTTTCTACTAATGTGCTTACAGATTCTTTGAATTTTTTAGTCTCGTTTAATTTCTTTGTCAATTTCTTGTTCTCTTCGATTAAACCACTAATTTTTTTCTTAGATTCATCTACACCTTGACGGAATCTACCACGGCTGCCATCGTTGTTACCTAATTTACCGGGGGTGATAGTACCTGATGAGAATGAAACACCGTGTGCTTCATCAACAGGAACTTCTTCTTCTGGTGCTGCACCTAATACTGCATCAATGTCTTCATCAGAAATCATTTCTTCTCCTTCAGCCATTGTTTCAGCACTTTGAAATTCGTCTGGACTCATTTCGTCTGGTTGTAATGCCATTTCTGACATTTCTGGTTGTGCTTCACCACCCATACCTTTTAACATTTCATCAATTTGATTTCTCATGTTAACAAGTTGACTGAATGCATCACCACCTTGACCAGTAGCTGCTCCACGAGGTTGACCTGCTGGACGTGGTAAACTACCCATATCTGAGAGTTCTTCACCTAATCCCTGCATTTGTGAGATTTCTGCTTCGATTTCATCGATAGTAATTATCTCATCATCTTCCTCTGCGCCATCCATTGCTGAACCTACACTACTCATATCAAGTTCTGATATATCAAATTCTTCTTTTATATTTGGAAGTGGTTTGCCAGAAGTCGGTCCTTTGAGTTTTTCTTTAAAAGCAATACCTTTTGCAAGTTCGCCTTTACCTTGATTTGGAGTTTCTCCCTCCACATCGCCCATAAACTCTTTTTCACGTTCTTCTTCGATTTTAACCTTACTTTTTTCTTTATAAGGGTCACTCTTACCAACAGTGTCAGTAATTTTTACATCTTCTTTCACGCCAGCTACTTTTGGTGCTGGTTTTTCGAAAGGTTTACCTTTTCCAACTGTTTCTACAACCTTCTTGGTCTCTTTTGTTTGATTCTTCATATCAGATTCTTTTTTATCTTCAGTTTCGTCTTCTTCAGACTCTTCAACTTTATCCAATTTTTTGTAGGATTCTTTCGCTGATTTATTTTTATTTATTTCTTCTTTTAATATATTGTTGAATTCCTTTGGGAATTCTTCAGCTAATTTTTTCTTAGCATTAGCTTCCGCAGCTTCTTTGATTGTATTATAATCTGTCAAAGCTTCCTTAATTATCGATGATTTATTATCGTTTGCCATTTTTTAAATTGTCGTATCTAATACTATAATTTTTATATAAATACATAATCTTTGTGAAAAAGTATATTTTTTAATAAAATTGTTGCTTTCCACGATTATTATATTTATATTATACCATTCTTATAAAAGAAACTTATTAGTTGCATTTATTATTTTAGTTTCATCTTCTTTAAGATAAATACCGTTCTTATTAACATAAGTCTCACCGAACCCAATATTTTTAGTATCACCTTTACCGAGTGGGAATAGGTATGCTCCCGGGGTGCTTGGCGTTGCAACTAAGTCAAAACCAATAAGTTCGAAGTCATTTTGAACCAGATTCTCACCATTAACTTCTTTAAGTGTTCCAACACCACGACTTGAAATTCCAAGCTTGATTTTATTTTGTAGATAAAGTACAATTTTATCGCCCACTACTGAAACAACACCATATTTAATATAACCCGGGCTGACAATTAACTTTAATTGTCCATATAAAACATTTTCATGTTCACCTTCTCCCCACCACATTTTTGTTATCATGTGGGAGATATTTTGTAATGAAATTATACTTGAATTACCAGTCCAATGTGATTTTCCATTTACCTTGATTAGAAAATTACTGTTTGCCACTCTAACACATGCAATATCACCATCAAAATCAATTTCACTTATATTAATGCTTCTTTTATCCAACCAAATATTTTTAGTTTTCGATATATTTAGATTATATTGTAAATGACTATTTTCTTTTTTCACTAATCTTGGTGTTTTAATTTCTTCTGAAACATATTCGATTGTTCCGTCAGATAAAACACGTTCATTTTTTATTATTTTATAATCATTTAAATATCTATCTTTGGGTTGATATGTTGTTATATTTCCACTACCACCAATTTTAATTAATATTTCATGTAGGTCATTAATTAGTTGTTCTGAAATTGTAAATACAGATTCTTTATTTGACCAACCATGTTTTTTCGACTTAATACTTCTTCCATCACCAAGCATAAACCAATCAAAAAATATTTTTAATAAGTCTGGGGATGCTTGCTTAAAAGTTGTTGGAATATATTTATTATATGAATATCCTAATAAATATAAATAGTTATAAAGTCTTGCATCATTAATGTGATATTGACATTTTCCCTTTTCATCTTCAATAATCCAATAATCAAATGGCATTCGATTTAATAATTCAACAATTTTCTTTTTTATTTCAGGTTTTACTTGAGTAATAACAACACTATATCCATTAGATTTATATTGATTACTTTTTGCACCAGTCGAATGTCCCTCAGATAAATAAATTCCCATAAATGCAAACCAATCTTCAGATTTAATGTTAATTGGTTGTGTGTATTTATCAATTAAATCGTGTTTTAGATTAAAACTTAATTCCGTTTTATCTACGCCATTTAATGTAACGTATTCTGTGTATGTACCAATCCAATTTCCAGTTTTTAATATTTTAAATTGACCTGAAGATAAAATGTTATTATTATTTTCATAAATATCTTTAGCAAACACATATTGTCTTTTACCATTTTTATGTTCAAGTAAAAATCTATGATTACCTGTTACAGTCAAATCAATATTTTGTCCAGAAAATTTATACATTTTACCTTTATATGGTAAATATATTTTTTTCTCAATTTTTTGTATTTCAATTTGATTGGTGTTTGTGTTTATTGTTAATATTTCTTCTTCATCTGAAATATCTTTAAACCACTTCCACCCATCTTTTGTACATATCATTGATTCTGAGGCATTTACACAATCTGGATGGTCTGCTTCAGATACTGCACTATTTGTATCAACTAATTGTCTGTAAATATCGACCTGTGGAATAAGTACGTCTTTTGGATATATTCTACCGTTTTTATTTTTTACACCCCATTTTTGTAAAATACAATTAATTAAAACAGGTTCATTGGGTTTTAGTTCAAATCCTTCATTAATGATTGACGGATTTAATTCGCTATTGATATATCCAGCATCATTCTCGATTAAAATCATTTTCTCGTTGAATCGATTTTCTGTAAATTTATTTATTCTATATATTTCCATGTATATAAATAGTTTCAATTCCTATTTTATTTGTATGTAAGTTTCGGGTTGTTTAGATGCCACAACATTATCTCGACCATCACCAATATTTTCGAGAAATATATAGGTTTCAATTCTTTTTAAAATCTCATCGAGTTGTAAATTAACTTCATTGAGTTTATCTAATTTTTTTGACATATCATAAACATTTGAATATTAATTATTTTTCTGATTTAGCTTCAACCTTTTGTTGAATCTCTTCGAGTTTTTCTAATATTTTCTCAGATTCAAGTCTTCCGATTTTATCACTTAAATCCAATAGTGTTGAAACACCAGTTAAAACACGTAGAGTTTCTTTTTCGCTCTCCATCCATTGACGACCACGTTCTTCTTCTCTGCTTAACATTTCAATTCTAATTTTTTCCAGTGTATCAGCATGTTCTTTTCTTATTGTGTCGATTCTTGCCACATTTTGTTGTTGTTGTAATATTGCTTCAGCACCTCTTCTTTTCATTGCATTCATTGTAATACCAATAACAAATGAAAATATGAGAAACACTATAATAAACAGATAAAAGAAAACATTATCCCATATGGGGTGCACATGTGAAGGTATTTGTAAAAATATTGACAATAGTTGCATCATAATTTGCTTTTAAATAAATAGTCAAAAAAACATCAATTGATTGCATATTAATTAAGTTTTTTATAACTTTGTATTTATAATAAAATTTATTCACATGCATCCTAAAATTAAATATATTGAAGACCCCAATGCGGTTAACCTTAGAAATCAGCATGGAGAAAATACTATTACAAATGCCGTTGCTAATTATCAGGATATGAATATATTTGCAGAATTGACTGCAAGTAGAAGAGGAAGAAGTGTGATTGTGACTGGAGAAGGAATGCAAAAAACTGGCACTGAAAAAACACTGAAAGTTAATTTTATTGGAAATAATCAGAATAAAAACAATTATGGTGACGATAATGACATTAATAATCCCAATTATTTAAATTTTACAACTAACTATTATGATGGTAGTACCCCTGATAATCAAATACAATATGAATCTTTTGGTATAACAAGTATTAAAGTGGTAATAAATTCATCATATGTACCACAAGTTAATATTCAATTCGTTGATATTAGAGGCTTGTCGTTTTTTAATCAAGAAAATTCACCATATAGAATATTGTTTGACTTTCCACCACCAATTTTTAATTTAAAAATTAAAGGATATTATGGAAAACCTTTGGAATATAACTTACATTTGGTTAAATATACTACGGAATTTAAAGCAGAAAATGGTAATTTTGTGATTGATGCGCAATTTGTTGCACTCACCTTTGCACCGTTAAGTGATGTGTTGTTCAGATACGTCATTAATTTTCCATTGATGATTGATGGTATTTCAAATCCAGAACCGAATCAACCACCAAAAAATACTAATGAATTAATATTGAAAATAAAATCACTATATTCATCTGGTAATACGCCAATTGATACAGATATTGAAAATCAGGAATTTAAAAATGTTTCAGCAACATTAACTACGATTCAAGATGCAATAATAACGCTTTCTGGATTTAAAAATATTTTGGATGGTAATTCCTATGCTTTTGTTAATGACATAACCGAAAATGATTTACCTAAAATCACTCAATTAGCAAACAACAATATATATGGATATAATGAATATATAAAATCAATGACAAATCTGGATAAACCTGAGACGATTAATCAGAGATTATGTATTGGATATATTGGTAATGGGAGTGATAAAAACACCATATATGAAAAATTATCTGATTATAGAACAACAAAATTGCTAATAACAACAATTAAAATCAATGGAGGAATTATTGATACTGATGTATCTGAGCCACAAACGATTTATAATTATTATAATCTAAGTACGAAAAAAACAAATATTAGTGGTACAAATCCATTGGCTGAATTTAAAACCACTTATTATATTATAGACATAACAAATTATTATGTTAAATTATATAAGAATAAAAAAATTGCCGAAGATACTAAACAAAGATTGGGTGAAAGCATGGCACTTAAAATCAACAATAATGTTGAAAGTATACTTGGCATGAAACCAACAATATATAATATTTTTAAATTAATTTTAGATGATGTTGATACATTTTTTAAAATATTAAGAGATACATCTAAAGCAGCATATGACCATCATAATAAACAGGGTATTAAGGAGGTTATTTTAAATAATAACTTAAAGGATTCTGGTGATGAAAATGTTGAAATATTCGAATTTCCACTACTCATTAAAAATGTAACTGAGGGGTGTTCGGTTACAGAAGTAAAAGCATCACCAATGGAATTAAATAGTTTATTGCCATCAGACCCATTCCCTGAACTAAAATTAATTGAAAATTTCATTACGACATTTTCTAACCAAAAAATACAAACAGAACAATATCTCGCAAAAGCTAATGAAAATGAGGATGGTGAGAAAAGATGGATTCCAATATCACCAATAGATTCTACATTGGCTGGAATTGATGGTATTGCAACACCATATTTAGGTCGCAGTAATTTAAGTGAAATGTTTAATGTTTTTTTAAAAAGATTTTATATACTAACACAAAGTTCACTTCCCATAAATTTTTATAAGAGTTATGATGACATTAAAGATACATATGTTGAATTATATTCTAAATCAGAAGCATTGAATTTAACAATGTCATTATTGGGCAACGAAAAATTAATTATGAGCGTTCAAGAAGCTGCTAAAAAATATAGTCAAAATATTGACGATTTTTACACATTTCTTGATACTAATGTTACTGAACAATATGCATTCACATCTGGAAATCCAATTGTAATTGATAATTCATATATCGATAAGGAAAACCCAAACTATATTGGTTTAAATATATATCGTGAAGAAATTAGTACACAATCAACAGATGTTGAATCTGGTGATGGTCTTATTGATAAATTCACCAATGAAATTCAAAAAAACATATTTCAAACATTATTTGCTAAAGATATTCCAAATGAATCATATTTATTTACTGATGATAATATTTTATATATCAAAGATACTTTTGTTAGAAAAAATGAGGAAAAATCAAATAAATTGGCTGACTATCAAGGCATTCCACTTGAAACAAGATTTTTGTGTGATTTAAATCAAATTTATTCTGATAATACATTTCTGTTTAATAAGAGTAGAATTATATTTTATAGTCAAGCAGAATTATTTGGGGGGGTGGTTACTAATAAATTTCATCTACTTTCGGATGACACAATCAAAGACAAAGAATCGTTCTTAAAGGAAGAAATACCACTAAATGGAAATCATGCGATAAAAATTGATGTTGGTGGTGCAGTTAAATTAAGGAATTTTCAAAATATTATTGATGTATGGGTTGATGTATTATCCAAAAATGATGTTGCTATTTATAATGATGTAATTTCACCTAATGCAAGTGACGTACTATTTATTTCAACAATAATTTTATCCAATTTCGGATATACGTTAGGACCTTACAATAATTATCCAAATTATTTGCAAATGGGAGTTTTTTTAAATCCAGCTGCAATTCAAGTGCCATTATATCTTCCAGCGTATATTGGTGCACTTGTTGATGCAGATACTAATGGATTAAAAGAAAAATTGGAAAATTTTTATCTCACTGGTGGTGGTAAAGATATAAATAGTTGTGGTGTTTTCACTCTTGCCGATATTAAAGATATTAATACTCATATGTCAGATAAAGATAAAGAAAAATTTTATGTGGATTATGACTCATTTATGACAGATGGAACTTTTGCGAAAATTAAAAAGGGTATTCAAGATTTATATAATCGTGTTCAAAGTGAAAATCCAAAAGATGAAGATGAACGAAAAAAATTATATAAGAAATATCTTGAACCGGATGGTGATACATATTTCACATCAATATTAGCTGGATTAATGCGTAAATTAACTATTGTTTGTTTCAGTCAAAGCACATTCAGTAATGAAATAACTCCCACTCAATATAGTAGTTTAAAAAGTATTCGTGATAGTGATGAAGAATCAAACAAAAGAAAACAAGAAATAAATGATACGTTTTTTAAGTCATTTTTTATTTCAGTAGATTTAAATATTGAAACAAAAAACGAAAAACAAAAAGAAATTGAAGAAGAAAATAAAAAATTATTGGGTGATGATGATATTATTACCCAATTATATTATTCTTTCAAAAATACTAATGATAAATGGTTGTGTAATCCAATAAGTGAACCATTAGAAGGTGGATATCCATTTAATGGCGAAAAGGACTTAATTGATTCATTTGTGTTCGTGGATAGAGTAATGAGACCAATTGGTAATACCAATATAAATCCAGAAATATTGTTGGATTTGTTTGAAGATACAAACATTTCTGTTTTTAGTGTATTGTCACAATTATTGTCATTAAATGGATTTCTATTTTTTCCGCTTCAAAATTTTATTGTACATAGTGATGAGAGTTGGGAAGATTCATTTAAAATGAACCCTAATATGGACACCACCCAACAAGAAGCATTTGTGTGTTTATATGCAGGTGGTTCATCGAGCTATCCAAATAACCTAAAAAATGGTTTTCAGGATGATGGAATTGTTGATATTGCAACAACAGATGCAATTGATTTTAATACTGGTTGCGATGATTATGATAACTATGATGATGAAAACGATAAACAAATTAAACGTAATTCGGAATATAATAAGAGTATTTTTAATAAGGTAAGAGCATTTAGAGTAATGTTTGGTCAACAAAATCAATCAATGTTTACTGATATAAAAATTGATAGTAAGGAATATCCAGAAACAAGCGAATCACTTAAGATTCTTTCGAGATTGGCTGGTGATGGAGCACAATCACCACCAACACCAAAAGGTCAAAACCTATATAATTTATATGAAAATCGTGCGTATGGTGCAACAATTACTGGACTTGGTAACGCTATGATTCAACCTACGCAATATTTTCAATTAGATAATGTTCCGCTTTTTAATGGTGCATATCTTATAACAGGTGTTGAACATAACATGACTGCAAATAAAATGGAAACTAATTTCACTGGTACTAAAATTTTAAAATATCCGATACCAAGAGTAACAACCCCTGCTGCATCAATGAAATTACTTGGTGATTTTGGTCAATATGTAAAACCAGATTCTAATCTAACAACACCTGCAACTGAAGCAACAATGATAACCGATGATAGATTGAATGAATTAAATACTGTTCTTGGTGTAGACGTATCTAATTATCAAAGAAATGTTGATTGGAACAAGGCAGTAAAATCTGGAGTTAAATTTGCATTCATTAAGGTTACTGAGGGTACTTGGTTCTATGATGAAAATTCTGCCAATTATGAACTTCTTGGAAACATTAATAGAGCAATTGGTAATGGTGTTAAGATTGGTTATTACCACTTTGCAAGACCCGGGTCTTCAACCGACCCAGCAGCAGATGCAACTGAGGAAGCAAATTGGTTCTTATCTAAAGTAGAATTACTACCCAAACCAAGCTTTCCGCTTGTATTAGATGTTGAATCATTTATTGATAAAGCATATGAAACTAAAAGAAAACCTGTTGCTTGGACAAATCGAAAAGCAAGTATGCCAATATATATAAGAACATTTATTGATGTTTTAAAAGATGGTGGGTATGATACGATAATATATTCGTATTCAGACTTTTTAAATAGTAATGGTGTTACTGATTTCAGTAAATATCCATTGTGGTTAGCTAACTACATGAATATTCGAAAAGGAATTAATCCAGAAACACATTTACCAAGTGTGCCAAAGGGATGGCAATCAAAATCAGATGAACATATTCCTTGGTCAACGTGGCAATTTACATCACAGGGACAAGTGGCTGGTATTAGTGGTCGTGTTGATATGAATGTTATGAAAAAGGATTTTTTTGATAATTATGTTTAGACAAAAAAGGACATCGAATTCGATGTCCTTTTTTTATAATAAATCTCTTTTTAATTCGTGTAGTCTAATAATGTCATCAACGACACTGGTTTTACTATACTTCATTTCCTTTATTTTCTGAATAGCTTTTAAGATATTTTCTTTAACACTATCTTTATTAATTGCTTCTAACAATGTAAGACTTTCAGTTCTATAACTTTCTAAAAGTTCTTTTTTCTCTTTATCGTTGGTTTTTATTAATAATTGAAGTAAATTTTTCTCGTCTTCGTTTAAACCTGCATATTTTTCGTTAAATTTATCAACAGCGATTTCGAGTATTTCTTCACCAACGTCTTCACTTTCGACATTTTCAATAAGATTTTGTTTATATTCTTTCACATGATTTAACACAACAGTAAATGATTCGTAAATATTATCGACATCAACTTTATCATAATCATTAAGTGATTCAGTAATCAATGTATCAATTGCATTATAGAGTTTAATTCGTTCCAAATCATAATTAGCTTCTGTTATATTACCAATGTTTTCCTTGAGGAAGATATTCAATTTTTCACGTTCGGCATCAATTTCAGCAATGGTGTATACTTCAAATAACTTAATGTTATTATCAATATAACGAGTAGCAGCCAAATCATTGACAATATGTTTATTTTCGAGATTATTAACAACCTTGAATTCTAATTGTAATATTGGTGAATTCTTAATAATATTTAAAAAATCGAAAGTAACTTTCTTCGACTCATCGAGAGAATTGCCATTGAAATATGATTCTCTCAATTTATTCAAAATTACTAAATTAGCTACTCCAATGTTAGTGTTTTTCATAATGATATTATTCGATTTAATATAAATACTATAATTAACTGTAAATGTTTCTAATCAACCTCATTTAAATTATTCGGTTAACTCAATGCCTTCAATGTCCTCAAGATTAACATCTTCTGCTTCCATAATTTTTTGCGTTGTATTAAAACTTTGTGTTCCATTGAGTAATGAATCGATTTCATTAATCATGTCTTGGGCATTTTTATTCAATTTATCATTAATCTCATTATTTTCACTAATGATTTTTTTATTCTTCTTTTCTTTCTTGTGCTCTGGTTCTGGACTATTTCCAAAGACCATTTTCTCAACATGTTGACTAAATTCTTCTTCACTTAATTTAGAATGTCTTTCAGATAATGGTGGCATTCCACCCATGTCACCTCCTGCTGGTGCTCCACCTCCTGCTGGCGGTGCTCCACCCATATCACCACCTAATGGTGGCATTCCACCCATATCACCACCTAATGGTGGCATTCCACCCATGTCACCTCCTGCTGGTGCTCCACCAGCTTCAGTTCCACCACTTCCAACAACATCTTCTGGTGCACCAAATCGTTTATCGATATCTGCAAAAAGTCCAGTCTTTTTAATGCTAACTGGTGCATCTGCAAGTTCTTGCATAACTACTTTCTCCATTTTCTGTTGTTTCAAATCATCAACAATTTCTCTATCACTCATATTAAAGATTTGACGTTTTGCTCTTGTATGTGACATTGCAGCAATACCGCCTTCACCACGAGTTAATTCTGAATATGTTTGTGCTTTGTCACGCATTAATTCAGATTTTAATAGTTCTTGTTGTGTAGAGGGATTCGTTAGCGTTAATTCAAAGCTACTTAGGTCATCTCCAGTATAACCCAATAAATATAAATGAATCATTGCCATTTTATTGAGTTCTTGAACCATCGCTTGTTGAATACGGCTAATTTTTTTTGCAAATCTGATGTCGTATTGTGCCATGTTCTTACCTGCACCTGCTGCATCCTGAAAGCTTAAGAATGGTTTTGGAACACCTAAACCAATAAATAAATTATCTCTGAGATATTCAATATCCTGAATTGCATCGAGATTCGATGCCCCGGGAAGCGTTTCTACTCCAGTTTGAGTATTTGCGTTTCTTACGGGTAAAAAATAATCTTCATCATTTCCCATTATATTAAAACGATAATCTATTTGACCGTCATTTGGTTGAACCTGTGCAACTTTTTTAAACTTAGTAGCTACTTTATAGATGTAGTCCTCGATATCATCTTCATCAATGTTACCTACATCAATTTTAAATACCTTTTTTTCACCTGCTCTGATAATACGATAGGTAAGCATAGCATCTTCAGCCATAACTAATTGACGAAATACTCTACGAACTTTATTTAAAATTGATGAACCGTATGGTAAATATTTATCATCACCCAATAACCTGAAGTGTGCGATTTCAAAGACATTAAATTCATCACCAGTCATTCTTTCTTTGAATTTCACAATTGGTTTACTGTTTTGAATCCTTTCGAAACGTTCAATTTCATAATTTACCAATTGTTTAACATGTGTGATACCCTTTTTAGGTTCTCCATAAAGTAATACGAAATTATCGCCATACTTTACAGTATTCCTCACCCAGAAAGGTAGGTTAACATTTACATTAACAATATCGAAGAAAAATTCTTCTAATAATGTTTTTATTCTTTCCTTATTTGAATATATATTTAACATTTTTCCATTAATTCCAATGGTTGTGGCTTCTTCCATGAAAAGGTCTAATGCCGAAGAAATAATTGGGTAATATTCCATACCTTCATAATCCATATATGCTGGAAGTCTGGCTGCTTCATATTGTAATGCCTTTTGAAACCCTCTATCGGTTGTTCTAAAAAATTTATTCTGGAGTTCACGTTTTTGTTCTAACTCTAATCCTTTTCTATGAATTTCTTCTGGAGTATTACCCTTAATAACCACTTTAGCTTCTTTCGATGGTGTGCTTTGTGATATAGATGGTTGTGCATCTTGAAATCCCATTCCATCAAGATTCATCAACTTATTAAGTTGTTGATATATAGTACCCTTTTTTTCTTGTTCAGCCATTTTATAATTTTTTATATTTTTTTATAAATACTTTAATTTTTCGCAAAAGTTGATTTAACTATAAATACATTCTATCTTTTGTTTTTATCTTTCAAGCCATTAAATAGCCAAGAGTTTGCAATATAGGAATTCAGATGTGATGCACTGTTTGGTGAAATCATTGGTTTGTTTTTTATACCTCTTGTTTTTTCTATATTATCGATATCGTTAAGAGTAATTATAGAATTTAATAATTTTTCGGTAACACCTTTACTTTGCTTATATCTTGCCATGTCGAAATTAACAACATATAAACCAATTGAAAGTCCCATAATACTATCATCATGGAAGCTACGTTTATGGTCTGCAACTCGATTTCCTGCAACAGTAACAAATGTCTTTAACTCATTCAATAATCTAATTGACCTAATAATAACGTCTTCCATATGAATAGCTCTTTGCATTTCAAGTACCACTGATGCACGATTATTACCAATGAAGAATCCGGGGATTAAATCCACATTAATTGTCACCCCATCTGGCATTACTTTTTGCCCTCTTTTCACATAACCACTTAATCTATCTCTGGTTGGCTTATGTGTCACCTCTGCATAATGCACATTTTGGTATCCAAACTCTAAAAGTTTTTCGATACTTTGAACACCATAACCACCAGTGACATCTACAATAGTATATGCATTATTATATCGTCTACCGTATTGATATGCGATTTCGGCAAGTACTTGTGGAACAACTTTTCCATAATATTCTGCAACTTGTAATAGTTTATGTTTTTTTATTTTAACTTTTTTTACTTTATCACCTTTGGTAATAACCTTTTCTTCAATAATTTCGGTGTTTTTCAGGATATTAATTGTTGAATTATCCTCACCATGACCCGGTGACGCATCTATTGCCATAATATAATCTTCACCAACAATTGGGTCTTCCCATATCCACATATTTAAGTCCATGTATTCCTGACGAATAGGTGTGGTTACTTCATGTTCTTGTATACGTAAAAGATATTCTTCAGCAATGAAGTTATCACCTGAACCCAAAAACGAACAATTGTGATTTACAAAGCCATCTGCGTAATAGTCACAATCTTTAGAATCCACAATATCATAAAACTCAGATTCATCTACAATTTCTACGGATTTCACATAAAAATCGCCATCGCTAGTTGTTAAATATGAGACGTTAGGTATTAATGTTTTTGCATACATATCACAACCATTGGCTAAAAATATATGGTCTCCACTAACCACAATCGAAAAATCGTTTTCTAACGTTATTTTATAACCAATTTCTTTAAATGATTTTTCAATTCCAAGGAAGTCAACAAATTCATTTGAGCTATTTAAAATCTCATACTCGGTATTAATTAACATGTTAAAAATTTAATACAATCATTAATTATTTTTAAATCCTTTTTATTTCTATTATATTCTGTAGATGTTACGATTTTTAAGTTATAACCCATTTCCCTCAATATTTTATATCTTTTTTCATCATTTTCAAATGAATGCCAATAATTACCGTTATATTCAATAATGTTATTCCCCTGTTTAAAATCAAACATCATTACCGTATTATCATAATTATATTCAGGTGGAATTCTTAAAACAAATTCTTGATTTAAATCGTGAAAATATATATCTTCTTTTCTCTCCAATAATTCATATATACTCCAAAACAAATCTTGAGATATGACACTGAATTTATTTGCCTTTAATTTCGATAATATATTCATTTTCCTTTCAACACTATTTTCATAATTTTTAACGCCTACTGAAATACCATATTTTTCAATATACCATTTTCTACTATTCGTTTTTATTTCACTCAATTTTTCTTTTCTTTTATCTACATGCGTTTCCCACTCACTTCCATATTCTTTTTGAAACCATTCTTTTGAAGGGTATCTTGGATTACATTTTGAACATAATACAATAATTTCATTATTTCTCATCTTCCAAAATTTCAAATTTTTATGTGTTTCACAATAAATGTTAATTTTATTAACGAAGAAAAATAATCTATAAGAAAATTTATTTAAATTTTTATTAAGACTATTAAATTCTTGAGTATGTGAATATAAACTCAAATATAATTTTTTATCATCCTTTAATAATCTCCTATTTCCAGATTTACCGTAGTATTTTTTATAATCGTTTTTAAGTATCTCTCTAGTTAATTCTTCATCATAAAGATTTTTAATTTCATTTAATTCTTTATTACATGCATTCCACTGCTTTTGTGCTGAATTTATATTAGCAATCTTGAAAATTTTACTTTTTTTATCAAATATTAATATTTGATTATTCTCCGTTATTAAATTTATATCCCCATTATATTTTATTAAAAATTTAATCTTCGCCTCTAAAATTTTATTTGAGCTATATTTTTGTATATCATACGTATATGCATTAATTAAATTCAATAAATTGGGATAGTCTTTATTAAATTTCGATGTCCCACCTTTTATAAAATATTGATTTAGATTTTCAATCGATTTTAAAAGTTTTATTAGTATGGTCTTATCCATAAGTATTATATTTTTAGATAAATACTCGCAAGAATTATTTTGTTCTTCGAACCTCGCATATAAATCAGAAATTTTAATGGTTTCGATAATTCCACTATTTTTATTTCTAACGGTAATCATCGAATTTTTTCCAACACAAAGTAATTCCTGTGCAATTTTACGCATGTCACCGTTTGCATCCTTAACTTGGTCTTCAAACCAAGGACTACTGGCTTCCCAACCATCATCCATCATTTGAATTCTGGTTTCATTGCTCCAATTTTGGTCAACTAACCTTTTTTCATTTTCCTTACCCTTATTTTTTAACCAAGATAATTCTTTGTTATATCTTGGGTCGTTATACCACCAAAGCTCAACCGCTTTGAAATTATTTTCTTCTCTACGTGCACCATCAAATGTTTTATAGAATACTGCATCGAGACCAGAAGGTGTTGATACCATGATTGCTGCACCACCTGTTTGAAGTGTTGGTTTAGCTGATGTCCAAAATTTATCACCCTTTTCTGTCCATGCGGTTTCATCCCAGAAAAGTAATGTGGGTGTATAACCACGAAGACCTCTTGAAGAAAACGCACCTAATGATGAACCATTATCATAGCGTTTTAGTTTTTGAGTGTCCTTGAATTTATCATCAGATTCTTTACCAGTTTTTGGTCTAAGCCATTCAGGACAACCTTCAATGAACATAACCACATCATTCATTAATTCATCACGTGCGGTTTCGAGTTTATCTGCAACAATAGCAACGCTTCTGTTTTGATTAAACATTACATACCACGCAATATATGCACAAGTTGTTGTCGAAACACCCGCCTGACGATATTTATTAGCTACAACAAATCTGTTGTTTACATAAGTATCAACTAATGTTTTTTGAAAATCAAATAATTTAAAATTAACAATTTGACCAGCTTTACCCCGTGTCTGGTCAAATATTGTTAAATAAGTTTCTATAAAATAAATTGGATTTGTGGCACAACGAACAAATTCGTATTCTTGTTCTAAAATCGTTAATTCACTGGCTTTCTTTGCGATTCCGTCTCTTGTAACGATAACTAGTTCAATTTTTCCAGATTTTTTTCGAAGTTCTTCAGCTAATTTTTTAACTGCTTTTTTTTCCTTTTCTCTTTGAATATCGTATGGTAGTACGGGTATGTGGTCGGGAAATTGCGATTCGTCATCTGGAATAATATCTTGATTTTTCTTCACACTCATTTATAAATATTTATAATAAATACTTATGTGATATAAAACAGCAAAGTACACTACATATCTAGACGTAGTGTACTTCGATTTCCTTCTCCCAAGTGGTGAGATGAACTTAAAATTTTATTGAAGATGTTTCAACAAACTCATTGTTTTTTAATATGATTTTTCTACCATCAAATAAATTTTTTATTTGTGCGAGTGTCATGCCGTAATGAAAAACCAATAATGGAACATCTTCATTATTTTTTTCAAACATCTTTTCATAATCACCGAAACCCTCACCATTAACTTCTCTTTCTATTTCATATGCCAATGCGTGAATAGTATGATAGCCATGCATATATTCTCTATCAACTGCTTCGTGTAGACAAAACAAATCGAAAGAACTTGTTTTAAGACTAACTATCTTATTGATATATTCTTCTGTTGGTGGTACTGCATTATCACAAGCAGGTGAAATATCCCAAAGCCAACTCTCAATATCAATATTTTCAGGGTCTAATGAAAATATGAACTCATATAATCCCTCATCTTTGGAATTGTATCCAATTTTTAAAACAAAAATCAGCTTTAGTTTGTTATCATCGTATTCCATAATGTAATTTTCTTATAAATACTGATGCATATGAAAAGCCATGTGACTTGATTTAGTTTTTACTTAATTGAAATCCAGTTTGTTTTTGAATTTCACTTAACGTAATACTCAAACCAATATCATAATTTATTGAATGACGATTTATTATGAAACTCAAAATACGACCCATGATTTGTAGTATAATGCCAATACCAATTAATATGAAAAATAGAAACATATTTTTATGTGACAATATGCTGAGAATCAAAAAGAAATAACTTAATTCCAACATCAATGTTTTCCATGAAAGTAGTACATGAAGTTTATCGTTAAAATATTCTGTAAATATTCTTCTATATTCTAACCAGTCGCATTCTGAATTATCTTCTTTTGTGCCTTGCACATTTAAAAAGATTTCAAATTCCTTTTCTTTCGTACCACCAATATAGGTTCTACGATATTTCTTTCCTTCAAAATTTCTAATTATCATAACATATATTTTTGCAATTATACGAAAAATTTAGAATATATGTTACAAAAAAACCCGAATTTCTTCGGGTTTTAATTTTTTATTTACCAACAGTTCCACCAAATTGTGTTTTACCTTGAGTTCCACCACCAGCAAAAGGACTTTTTATTGCATTATTTTTTATTGATTTAGGTGCGAATTGAATTCCATTTTTACCCACTCTCAATGTACCACCACCTTCTTCAACAAATTGTTTCAGCATTTCATATCTTTGTTGAATATTTGTTTCTTTTGCTGCATTAGCGATTGCACCCATTTGTGGGTTAATTAATATGTCTCGAAATGCTTTATAAAATAAACGATTTACTTCTTTTGGATTATTTGGGTCAAGTTTTGCAAACTTTTCCTTCATACTCCAGCCAAAAATTTCGTTTACTTTTTCTTCATTAATTATTTTTTTTACTGCAACTGACTCATATAATTTTAATTGTTTGTCAATTGCTGAGTCAAGTTTTTTAATCGCTTCTGATTTTTTACCTTCAGCTAATATTGGTTTTCCTATACCAACCTTTTCTTCAAGACGTGCACGAATATATTTTCTAAGTTTCTGTTCGCTTTCACTCATTGTGACATTAACACTACCTTTAGTTACTTCAACAGTTGTGGTTGCAGCACCATCAGGTTTAGTTACTCCACCACCCAATGATTGAGCAGCAGGTGCAAAACTAATTTCTTCTGCGCCACTTTCTGTATCGTCACCAACTTCAACTTCTTCATCTTCTTCGGTTAATGGTGCTTCTACTTCAGTTTCATCACTTTCTGGTTCAATTGGAGGTTGTGTTTCAAGACTTGCTGGGTCGATTGGTGCATTTGTTGCATTTACTCCACCGAAAAGTTCATTAAGTTTAGCAATATTGTCTTCATCACTACTTTCATTCATACCAGTAACAATCGGACTAAGCTTTTCAGCATATTCTTCATGTCCATAATCACCTTTTAATTGATTTAGAATTTCTGGATTAACTACTTTAATAACTAAAGCAACGTTTTCCATATCACCATCGTTCATACCATCATTATGTGCATTTGCATATCCACTAACTAAACTACTAACTTCTTCTTCACCACATTCCATAAGTGCTTCTGCACTATTATAACCACGTGATTCAGCAAATTGTGCAAAACCGCCACATTCAGCACACTGACTTTCACCAATTGCCGTTTCTTCACCACCTTTTGGTTTACCTGTGAAAAAATATACATCATCAATAGAGAAATGGTCTGGAAATGCTTTAGCAAGTTTCATTTTATTACTAGCATCTGCTTTCAAAAACAATTGAACTAAGCCAGTAGTAAACGAACCTTCACCTTGACGTTCACCATCATACCACTGCATAAACAATGACTTTCTACCACCTTCAACACCTTCGGCAGCCATCTGCATATCAGATTTATTGGTATCCATTTTAATTGTTTTGGGTTCAATACCTGCAGCAGTTTCACTATCTTCAACGCTTTGTCCCAAATCTGCAATATCTTCGGGTGAAACAATTTTCGTGATTTTTTCTGCAATTTCTTTTCTATCTTCAATATCAAGTTCAGGAAGTTTATCCTTAAACGCTTGAATGAATGATTTAAGATATGATTCAGTTTGTGATGGTTCTAATTCAGTTTTTCTAATAGTATTTGTTATTTTACCAATTTGTTTTTCAAGTTCTCTTGTTGTTTCTGTTGCAGGGTCTTCAACCGCAACTTCTTCACCATCTTCTTCGGGCATTTCTTCTTCACCCTCTGGTGCTTCTTCACCATCTTCTTCATCACCTAATGATGCTTCTAAATCAGCAGCAGCGTCATCTCCACCTTCTGGTGATTCTTCACCATCTTCTTCACCGCCTAATGATGCTTCTAAATCAGCAGCAGCGTCATCTCCACCTTCTGGTGCTGGTTCTTCTGCTGGCATTTCTTCACCACCTTCTGGTGCAGCATCTACTGGTTCTGATTCAAGACCAGCTTTCATTTCTTCACCACTTGGTTCTTGTGATGGCATTTCTTTAGCTGCAGTAGCAGCATCTAAATCACCTAACATGCTTTCAGCACTACCAATTTCTTGAGCAGCCTTATCTTCATTTAAGTTTATTTTTTTCTTACTACCATTTGGATTTACTTTTGTTACAACCGCTTCATTAATGGTTTTTAACAACATATTTCTGTTTTTATCTGCTTCAGCCAATTTACTGAATTGATAATCAGTTATATTACCCAATCCACCAATATATGCGAAATCAGATGAATCTGGGTCAGATTTAAGACCACCTTTTTTAATGTAATAGTGGTGGTTTTCTTTAATGATACCATAAGCAACACCATCTGCTGCTCTCTTATAGTCAATTAAAGTACCCAATGTACGATTTTTTGATTCCTTAATAGAAACTTTATCAACTTGTGCTAAGTTTTTTAGTCTTTGGAAATAAGCTTCTTGTGATGTATGTTTTGCCATTTGAATGTATTTTAGTTCTTTATTATTTTATTATGCTTGTTTATAAATACTTTATTATGAACAAAAAGTAATGTCACTACAATATTTCATAATTTTCATTAATTATTTTATTGCTGACAAGCATTTCATAAACCCTTGGTGTTATTAAATTTTTTCTTTTTAGGTCATCGATAACCGATTGATTTGCTTTTTTATTTGAAACATTTTCAGTTAAAAACTTTGTATTAGCGTGCAAACGTTCAACAATGTCATAGAAAGCCTTATCGGATTTTTTTCTCTCGACATATTCATTTAATTGTTCTTTTTTAACTATAAATGTTTTCATATTACATTAAAAATTCGTTTAGACTTAATTCTTGAGTAAGATAATCGTTTTTCATACTAACCATTTTTTCGAGATACCCAGTGTTTCTTAAAACTTTAAATACAAGATTTTCCACAGAATATTCACCACTTTTATCAAGACCACTTTGTCTATATTTTTTTATTTTATTTTTCAATACATCGTGTTTCTTTAAAAAATCTTCCTTACTTCTATTTGTTTCTAAGTCATCAATTGCATTCATGATGTCAGAAGATTTTAATTGTACATCTGCTGTATCAATATTTATAATTTTTTTTGTTGGTTTTCTTATCCAATCATTTTTAATTAAAGAATATGTTCCAGAGGAATGATGTGGTTCGGCACTATCTTGAAAATACATTTCAACATCATGACCTTTAATCTGAATTGGAAGTTTTTCTGCCCATAATTGTTTTTTCATTTTAAAGAAATCGCCAACAAATTCCTTATTTTCTGAAATCTGATTGAAATCAAGAACAACATGAATATCTAAGTCAGAATTTTCGTTGTAATTATAGTTTGCCATGCTACCAGTAAGTATTATATCATTAAACTTAAGGTTTTCTGCATCACAAAATTCAATGAACCTCTTAGCATTCATTAATAAAGATTTTCTGACTTCGTTTTTTAATTTTTCGTCAGATTCCCAAATAAGTGGACTTAACGTATCGTGAGTTTGAATACTTGATACATCAACATTATCAGGTTCAACAACTTCTTTCAGTGTATCTGAAATATTATGTCTTCTCCAATATCTGTTCGACCATGAACGTGGGTTTTTCTTATTTTCTTCCATGTTTATCTTCTAAAATTCTGATATATGTTGTCATTTTCCATGTCAACGGGTTGTCCTTTTGGTGTGGAAACTGGAACAACTCGACCCATATCATATCCAAACCAACGATTAGCTAAACCGTTCAACCAGTCTTTAGCTTCTTGTTCTGTATTATATTCCATTGCATTAGTTGACCACACATTTTCACCCTTACCAGTTACTTCTGCACGATATTTTTCACCCAATTCTTCTTCAATCCCTTGCTTTAGTCTTGGCGCAAATGTTTTATGTGCTGGTGGAAGACTCATTGGTTCAGTATCAATCATGCTTTCATTAATTACTTTGCCACCATGTTCAATCCATGCAGTAAAACCTTCACCATATGATAGTTGTGCTTCGTTTTTTAAGACCTTTGCTTGATATGGGTCTTGGGCAGTTTCTATAAGACGTGCAGACATTCCTTCATAAGAACCCATGATTTTATATTCTTCATTTAAGACTGGTTTTACATGATTGATTTTTTCAACCATTTCAAATAGTCTGGCTTTTGATGATTTAAATTTCATTTTTGGTACAGTATTATATGTAATTATTTACCAACCTTCGCAATTGCAGCTACAGGGATTTTTTTACCAGCATTACCAGCTTCGTCAAGTTCATCTTTATCTTCTTTAGATGTTTCAGAGTCTTCGTCTTTCTTGTCATCTTTTTTATCAAAATTGAACTGAGTTTTGCTTTTAGGTTTTTCATCCTTTTTCTCACCTTTTTTCTTATCGAAATTCCATTCAGTAAGTTCTGCTGGTTCTTGTGCAGGTTCTCCTTCCAATTCTTCTTCTTCTGCTTCAGCACTTTCTTCTCCTTCTTCATCACCGTGAACCATAGCATATAGACTATCGATTTTTGCTGTTAATGCAGCAAGTTTTTCTTCTGGTGATTTTTCTTCTGGAATTTCTTCCATACCGCCCATAGCAGGTTCTTCTGTTGCTTCTACGTCAAAATCTTCATTTAATTTGGGTTTGAATGTTTTATCGAGTCTACCCATAACTTCGAACAACCTTTGTTTACTATTTTTTTTCATTTTCTTGATTTTTTATATAAATACTTATTAATGTTGAGATAGGAATATTTTTCTAACATCAGGTCTGCGTGCTTCAATATCACCATCGCCTGTTGGCATAACAACAACGTTCCAAAATACACCCTCTTTTTGTGGGGTTTTCATCATTTCATCATACGTTAAAATTGATTCATGTTTCATTCTATATTCTGGATATGCATCTTCTGCAATTCTTCTTTTTAGTTCAGAGACACCCGCCCAACCATCGATAAACATAACCTTTCCTTTCTCATCGAGTGCATATTCTTCACCAGTTTTACCACCCTTTTTGGATTTTTTAATTAATAGGTCATGAAAATATTTTTTCTGTAAAAAATTAGATGTTTTTGCAGTTTCCCACAACCCATTTTCTTTTAATATATTGACTTGAATAGGATGTGCATTGGATGAAAACACAACTGTGAAATTTGGTGTTTGATTTATATATACATCTGCCATTTTTGTATACGCATAGGATTTTGCATTATATCCCCTTTCGATTAATCTATTCGTAACACGCATTGCAATATCATAATATACTTTTGTAAAGAAATCACCAGAATCATTCCATCTCATATATAAAGTAATATCATTACCATGCATTTTACACAGCGTTTCAAGTTCATTGTATATTTTTTCTTCATATCGTTCTGGTTCATTTAATAACCAATTCAATATTTGTGTTGCACGCAAGTATGGATTAGGATATTTGATATAATTTCCATGTCTGGCATAACAAGGTTTGATGCAGCTACCTGCACCGGGACAGGTCGTAATATAAATAAACTTATTTTTTTCTTTATCGTAAACCAATCCTTTAAACGCAGGTATACCAGTATTGTATGTTACAGAATCTTTAGTTGAAGACTTTTCCATCTTACTATTTGCATCGACAATATTTTTAGGTTCTTGTGAAATTTCTTTTATAAATCTTTCGACATCAAAATCACCAAGTGCCTGTACGATTTCCTCATATTCTTCCCCACTAAGATTTAATGAACCAAGGTCACGAAATTTCAAATCTTTCCATATACCCTCTTCCCCCTTTTTACTTCTTCGTTTTACTAATCTTGGGTCACCAGCTTTATGTATTGTAGATGCATGAATCCAAGGTTTAGAAATTGGAACTTCTGGTCTCTTCCCTGCAGACATTTTTTGTCTTTTTGCAAGAAAATTAAGATATTCAGCGAATTCCGTTGGGTCAATACATGTATGCTTATTTTCTAAATCATTATATAATGTTTGAAAATTTATTTCGTATAACATCTCGGAATCATCTTCAATCAATGATGTACCATTAATTTTGTTCATCATTTCGAATAATCGTTGTCTACTATCTTTAATCATGATACTTATTCTTAAATTTTGTTATTTTACATAAATACAGAACTATTAATTAAAGTCTTTGAGTATTTATTATAAATTCCACTATAAAATGAATTTAGAATGTTTAAATGATATAATTACCGATAATTTAGCAATACACATCGATTTAACAGATATTAAATCGTGGGTAAACTGGAATACTGGTCTCACTGCGTTTAGTTTAACTAAATGGAATGGAGCAATTTCTGATAATATTAACTTAATTGATTTTGGACTAACTGGTTTCGATAACGGTAGAACCAATATTATGTGGAGTGGTATCACAGTCACACCGAAAGATACGTTCTTCACGATGTATAGAGTGGGGTTTAATGAAGTGCATAACCCAACAACAGATGAAACGAGTGGTGTTACTGCTACAACATTTTATTATCCAATAAGTGCAATTACATCGGGTGATACCGAAAATTATTATTTTGACCTTACTGGTGGTTATTTACAAGGATTTTTTAAACTTCAAAATTATAACTACGAATTATTTCCATCAAGATATAATAAAGGTATAACAATTGAAACTATTGTATATTTACATCCTGATTCGCATGGAATATTTTTCATGATGGGCGCACGTGCTGAAGATAAATACAATCCGTATTTTAGTGGTGAGACAATTACTGGTACGACAACTATTGGTGTAGTAACAAGTGAAGATAATTATTTGGATGCTATTACTGAATCCGAGGAATTGAAAACCGCTTTTATTCAACCCGAAGAAATGATGAAAACAGTTTATTCTGAAATTCCACAGGTTAATAATGTGCGAAACAACGTAATTGCCTTTGAACTAACTCAAGATAAGAGAATTGCATATAAATATATTAATAATGAGGGACTTATCATAACAAATAGCTCGCCAGCAATTGTTACTGCAACAGGTTTTACGATGATTGATATCGCATTTACCCCAGACATTATATTTAATAGTCCAACACAATTAGAATGTGCACCACAAAGAACAGGTAAGTTAATTTTTTATATTAACGGGCGTGCCATGTGGATTGTTAAAGACTTTCCTGAGTTTTATTTTCATGCATTTAATAATGATAGAGAAAAAGAAATTGGTGTACCGTATTCAATTAGCTGGGGTGGTGGTAGTTTTGGATTAAAACATTCATGGCATTACGATTATCAAACATATGTAATGTATGATGGTCAAGATACTGATTATATTACTTCGAAATTCTTCGTAGAACCAGACCCAATTCCTACTGAATGTTATATTGCACCAACTGGTGACACATATTTGGCTGGGTTGTCATTAAGTGCAGATAGTGTGACGTTTAAATATGTTGATGAATGTGACCCAGATGTTGAATATCCACTTACAGTAATGAGAATTCAATATACTGGTGGAACTGGTAATACATATTTTATAAAATTCAATCAACCGATTTCAGTACTTTCAAACCGTGATTATAATGTTAACCTATTATTATATAATGATGATTTCTTTTCTGGTGATAGTATAAATAAGGTATCTATATTAATGTATAGTGACGTTGTTGATATCAATGTCATCAAAGATATTGAATACATGCATCCAATAACCAGCGAATATATTGCAAGTCTACAAGATGATACATTACATCCTTGGGGTGATGGTCAAGAATATCAATATAGTCTTGATGGTAAATTATATTATGGTGATAGTGGTTTGCCTGTTACATTGATAAATTCAATGATTGTTGGATATGGTATGACTAATTATGGTTACTATGATGGTGGAGAAAATCATAGTGATTTAATGACTGGTGATAAAAATTGGTTACCTATGTATAGTACATTTAGAATACCTGATAATACTGGACAAAAGGAAATATTTATGGGACTTTTAATTCAAACTGATGGTGAATTTAATATAAACGGTAACCTATATATTAATGGATTCACTTATACTGCAGCAGATATTTTGGTACAAGATGAAAGAAAAGATGATTTAACTATTCAACAAAACTTTGATTCTGGTTTTATTGGTGGTATTCAGAAACTTAGAATATATGATAGAGCATTCACTTCTCCAGAAATATTACATAATGCATTAATTGAAAGAGAAAAGAATCCAAATATTATTGTAAGTAAAGGTGGTAGAATAATTTATAGGTAATGAGTCAATTGTCAGAAATTTTTGAGGGTTGGAAAAACTATGCATTTCCAAATAAGGAGGTGGAAAATGAAGCAAAACGTAGAATGACAATATGTGTGGGGTGCGATAAACTAAAAAAGAATAAATGTGTGTTGTGCGGATGTTATATGCCAGCAAAAGTCAGAAGTCCTAAATCAAGATGTAGAATAAAGAAATGGTAGGAATTAACCAACCATTTGATGTTCTTTTGTTTTTTCCAACCAATTTAATTTATTGCTTGTAACAAGAAGATAAGTATTTTCAAATGCTCTACCTTGGACATTATCGGAATCAACACATATTTTTGAATAGCCTTCAAGTAACCTATTTTTATTTTCAGTAACAATTTCTATAATTCCATTTAAACAAGTTACCCATCCAATATAGAAACGTTGTTTTAAGTCAAAATATGCATTTTTGGGAATGTAAAAAAACACAACACTTTCATTTGGATTATCAAGATTAGGTATTTTCTTATATTTAATAGTGCTATCGTCTTCGCAATTATCCCATTCAGTAAAAAAACGAATAATGATACCGTCATCAACATTATGAATCGATGGCAATTCTTTGAGTAATTCTGCTTTTCTTTTATTTAGCAGTACATCAATTTTGTCCAATATCATTTTCTTTTCCTCTGTCATTCTAACAATATGGTATGTTTTGAATCTTGTCTCGCATTTCTGGTGTACGAATTTCTAATCTTGTTGCGCTTTCGATATATGTTTCACAAAAATGTCTGGTAAATAATGTCTGAATTTTTGGTGGTGCGTGTTTAAATGCAAGAAATTCGATTTCATCACCATCTTCGGTATTCAATGTAACATCAATATCACCCCACTCAAAACCATCAAACCATGCATCTCCAGATGGTTCAATTGCATCTCCCATAGTACCACCCCAGTTCCCTTGGTCATACCATCCACCTTCGGATATTGAAATATCGTCACCATTAAAATTTAAATTGAAGCTAATCGGTTGTTTTTGTTGGTCATATTTATATTCAACAACTAAATAATATTCAAGACTGAGACTTGATGCGTTTTCATAATCACCTTCCCAATCTCCACCAATTCTCGAATCATAAATCTTGGTTTTTACATTACTTTTACTCAATAATGCATCACAAATAAATTGTTTTTGGAAATCTTCGTTTTTTAGTAAATTAATGGTTTCCATTTCCTTACTGTGCTCATCATTACCAAGAAAATCAAATTCTTGAATTTCTTCATTAATGATTTTTATAAATTCTTTTTTATTCACAGATAAAACTTTTTAATAAATACTAATAAATTTATATAAAATTGTTAGTTGTGAGTATTTATATTTGAAAATCATTGCTTAATTCGTATTAAGTTATGTCTGAAAAAAATCAGAGTGATTTTTGAAATTTTATCGCCTGATAGGGGTTATGTAAAATTTTAAGACTAACAAAGTGATTTATAACTGCACCGTTTTTATAGCGGTGCATTTTTTTATATGGGTTTTAAGTATTTATTGAAAATTGTTGAAATGAAGAAAAAAACTAAAGAAATGCTTTTTGAAATGATGGAAAAATTAAATCCAGATTTCAATGTTCAAGAAGCTGGGGTTGCACCAGATGTTGTTAGTGCACAAAAAGCTACGACAACTAATGTGCAACGTGCTAATCAACGTATTGGTACACCACAAGAATTTCAAGATGGTTTTATGGCATGGCTTGGAACAACAGGCTTTGACCCAGTAAAGAAACCATTAGGTATTTCTGATGCACAATCTCGTGTGAAAAACGCAATGATTGCACTGGGTTATAAATAAAAAATAATTATTTTTGAAAATAATTTGAAATTTGTTTGTATTTATGATTTTAATGCATATATTTGCACTCAGAAGTTTTAATAAATGTTATTTGTAGTTGAAATGAAAAATTTAGTGAACATAGTGCCCCAACCGCAACAACATCCACAGGATGGTGAATGGGGAAAGTACGCTTAATTTTTCAATTGAAGTTTTAAGTTAAACATGACCCCATTCTGAAAAGAGTGGGGTTTTTTATTTTCATATCTGGGTGTACTGCAGATGGCTATACTACGATGCCTTGGAAGCATCGGTCCGCAGGTTCGAATCCTGCCACTCAGACCAATATGGTGATTGTAGAGGAATTGGTAGACTCACCTGACTGTGAATCAGGAATCTTGCGGGTTCGAGTCCCGTCTTTCACCCAAATATCGTTCTTTTATATGGTTATAGAGTAGTAGCGCAGTTGGTTAGCGTACCGCATTTGGGATGCGGGGGTCGAGAGTTCGAGTCTCTCCTACTCTACTGTGTTAGTTGTAGATGCTGGCATTCTACACGTGACTGTGAATCACGGATACGGGGGTTCGATTCCCCTCTAAAAAATTTTTGTACTTAAAGTATTTATCTGAAAATTGTGTATATGAAAAAAGGTAATAAACAAATGTTATTTGAGATGATGCATAAGGTTGCAGGAATGCCTTTAAATGAAATGGCAAAACCAATAAAAGAATTTCGTAATACAATTGGTGATAAAAAAATGGTTTATTATTTAATGCCAAATACTCCCAAAGCAGAAGAAAAGGGTTATGATACTTCAATATTTAAGGTTGATAATTATCATGGTAACGTGACATTATCATATTATTGGTTAAATAGAGAATCAGATGAAAATTGGTATAAACCCAAATATGGTACTCATGTAGATGAATATAAATCACAATATATTTCACAAAGTAGAGAACCAGAAAAAGCAAATATGTTAATTCAAAAGCATAATTTATAATATTATTGCATTAAATTATATTTATTTATATATATTTGCATAATATTGACCTGTGGTGTAATTGGCAACACGTCTCACTTTGACTGAGAAGAGTCCAAGTTCGAGCCTTGGCAGGTCAACTAATTTTCTTGGAATATGGATGAATTGGAAAAATTACGAAAAGAAAATGAAGATTTGAAAGACAAATTAACTGATTTGACTTTTGAATTGAATTATAATAAACAAACCGAGTTAATTGAATTCGTTCGTGAATTATATCAATCATTAGGTAATGTTGGTAAAAATCTTACAAAGAAAGAAATGATTGAAAATCTGAGAAACCATATTCGAGAGTTTACAAAAAATAATAAAATACAATTATGAGTAATTATAATCTTTACCTCGATGACTTTCGTCAACCAATTGATAGTAGTTACTATCTTAATAATCCCATATATGGAAACTTAAAATGGGAAGTTGTTCGAAGTTATGATGAATTTGTGAAAATAATAACTGAAAAAGGTATTCCTGATATCGTGAGTTTCGACCATGATTTGGCTGATGAACATTACGACCCAGAATTACATGGTAGTGAAACCTATAACGAAAAATACGATAATTTTGTATTTAAAACTGGATATGATTGCGCCAAATGGTTTATTAATTATTGTATTGATAACCAAAAAGATGTACCAGAAAAAATTTTCATTCATTCTATGAATCCAGCAGGAAGTGCTAATATTAAATCGTTATTTGATACATATAATAAGTATCGTAGAATTTAATTACCTTCCTCCAGCACTCCTTGAACCAGAAGTACCTGTTGAACTTCCAGCACTTCTTGTTGGTTGTGAATAACTACGTGACGTTGTATTTGACGGTGCTCTTGTCGGTGCAGTACGAGAATATGAGGGAGCAGTTGAGGGTGCGGTTCTTGTTGGTGTATTATATGTACGTGATTGAGTATTTGATGTAGGTCTGGTTGTAGTATTTCTACTTCGAGTCACATCATTATTATATGTCGGACGTGTAGATGTTCGAGGTACAGTATAGGTTGGTTTATATTCTCTTGTATATGTTGGTTTTGATTTGATGTTAACATGGTTTGAAACCACGTATCTATGTCCATAATAATGGTTAATATAATAGCTGTTACGACCCCAATATCCATAATAGTAGCTATTATAATATCTATTATAGTAATATGGTGTATACCAATAATTATAATAAAAGGGGTCATAATGGAGACAATAGGGACGATATACATATCCAAATGTTAATAAAACCCGATAATTTGGTTGGTCATTGTCTTCATAATAGTTGTTAATTATAACGGGTTCAGATTTTTCTTTAACAATTATATAAACAGTATCTGTTTTTGTCGTGTCAGGAGTTCCATATAATTCTTTATCTTTCTCAATACGATATTTTTCGTAATTTGAAAGTTCAGCTTCTTGTCCAATTAAAACAAATGCAAAGAGAATTGCGAGTAGTGTTAATAGTATCTTTTTCATGACTTGTGTGTTTTTAATTAAAAGACAATTAACGTGCCAAAATTTTACATGAAAATCAACTATTTATAGTAAATTTCATTACATGAAAAAACAAGATAGCAAACAAAGACTTTTTGAAGTTATGGGAAGACTTGACAAAACATTCAAGTCTAAATTAAATGAAAATATGGGTGTAGCACTTAATGAAGAAAGTAGACCATTATATGATATAGCTCAAGAAATATATCAAGACTGGAAACCAGTACATCCTTATGCAAAAGAATATCTTGATGCAATGTCAAGTCTATCGTCAATAAATGATAAATATATGTTTGATTCTGGAAGTGAGATTGTAGCACGTTTTCTTTCAAATGCAAGTCAATGGAAAGGCGAAACAGCTAAAAGAATAAAGACCGAACTAAAACAAATGTTGGGATTGAAAGAGGGTTATTATGATGATGAGGGTGATGACTCTGATGCTGGACATACAGTAAATGGTAAATTATTATCTCCAGATGAATATAGGAAATGGAAAGAAGAAGAAGGAGAATATGATGACATGGATAAACTTAACAGACCAAGATATTGAAATATCATTAAGAATTAATTTTAATAAGCATATTTATTGATTTTTTTTGGAAAATGTTTGTATTTATGAAAAATTGATTATCTTTGCAGAAGAAATTTAAAATTTAAAACAATGAGAAATTTACTCGACATATTAATGGTAGCTTTGGAAGCAGTCCTATTATGGGCAGCAGATGAGGATAAAATACGTTCAGTCGGGTAATACAATATTACACACTCCTTTCTTTAATAAGAAAAACCCGACTCTCCACAATAAGTCGGGTTTTTTGTTTTAGTGTGTAGGTTCTTTGACATGTTGGAAATTTGGTCTATTGGGGTATGGGTATCCTTGGTGGTTGTCGCCCACCAGAAGCGAGTTCGAGTCTCGCATAGACCGCCTGACTTATTTTCTTTTTCTGTGTATTTATGTATATGGAAAAAGAAAATAAGTATTATTTGGTTTATAAAACAACCAATTTGAAAAATGGTAAGTTTTATATTGGTGTTCACGAAACATATAATCTCAATGACGGTTATTTGGGTTCTGGGAAAGTTCTTAGGAACAGCGTTTATTATCATGGGAAAGAAAATTTTAAAAGGGAAATTCTTGAATTCTGTGAAGATAAAAAAAGCATGTATCAAAAAGAAAAGGAATTTGTTACTGAAGAACTGATAATGAATTCTAAATGTATGAATTTAGTTGTTGGTGGAATGGGATTCATTAATGATGAAAAACATCGTGAGGTTTCACAATTAGGTGGTAATGCGACTTCATTGAAACTAAAAAATGACCCAGAATTTAGAAAGAGACATCAAAAAATTGTCTCGGAGAATATGAAAAAAGCGCATCAATTAGGAAAAATTATACCACCTGATTGGACTGGTAAAAAACATAAAGAAGAAACAAAAAGAAAAATCGGAATAAAAAATTCAATCAAACAAAGTGGCATTAATAATTCACAATTTGGTACTTGTTGGATAACAAAAAACGGTAATGATAAAAAAATAAAAAAAGAATACCTTCAAGAATATCTTTCTGAAGGTTGGATTAAAGGTAGATATGCTCGGTTCGAATCCGATATGGGGTACAAAGTATATTCAATTTCACAGTGCTTTGGTGTGGTCATTACCTATTTTTTCAAGTAATAATTCATGTCTTTTAAATGATTATTTGAATATTTTTTGTATTTATGATAAACATAACAACCAATGAAAATATTAATTGTTGATGATAATACATTAGTACACTATTTGATAAAAGCCATGATTGAAGCAATGATTGAAGAAAATGGTTTTGAATTGTTTGATGTATATAACGGTGAAGAAGCGGTTGATTTTGCATTAAATAATGAATTGGACTTGATTTTCATGGACATAATGATGCCAATATTAGATGGTATTGAAGCAACTAAAATAATAAAAAAATTCTCACCCAACATACCAATAATATGTATTAGTGCATATCAACAGAATCAAGAGATATCTCGTTTATTTGATGACATAGTTCAAAAACCATTTGTAACTAAGCAAATAATAGGTAAAATTAAAAAATACGAATAACATCCAGTATTTATGATAAACCTAAAGTTATGGATTATCATATAATGTTATTTCTGACAATGATTGCAGTATTTGTTTCATATATTGCTGCAGTATGGATTAAATTTGGCGTACAGCCATCAATAAGTGCAAGTTATGATTGTTGGAAAGGTAATTGGCAATCATTATTCACTCTTTTCTGTTGGGGATTTGCATTTCCTGCAATGATTATTGGTGTAGAGGTAACACCATTGATGTTTTTCGCAACTGCTGGAATAATGTTCGTTGGTGCTGCATATCAAATAAAAAATCCTTGGGTATATAAATATCACATGATATTTGCAGTATCAGGAATAATTTTCAGTCAATTAGCAATATATTTTGGTTATGATTTATTATGGTTAAACATTGTGTCTGTTGCGTTAACCGCATTAATATTATTAGCTAAACAATTTCTGGGTTTAAAGAATCACTTCTGGTGGATGGAGTTAGTGTACTTTGCTGCAATAGTTTATGCTATGGGAACTAAGATTATTCCTCTACTGTATCTAACAACATTTTTATTTTAATATACGTCTTTGGTGTAACGGTAGCACGATTCTCTCCAAAAGAATTAGTACTTGTTCGAATCGAGTAAGACGTGCAATATTAAAAACATGCATTTAAAATTAATCATTTATTTATTAATTATAAAGTAAAACCCTTGGTAGATTGCCTTTTACCATTCAATACATGATATGTTGTTGTTTCATCTAATTTATGTTTTTTACAAAAATTTTTAACTGACTTAAATTGATATTTAATACCATTTCTATATAGAATATGTTCTTTATTGTTATATTTTATTCTATTTCTTAATTCGGTTAGTGTAAAATCATGTTTTTTAAAAACAGTCCAATTTTTAAAAAATGTCATTTTAAGTTTTCTTAACATTAATGACATTAACATCTTATCATTTAAATTATTGTCTTTACAAAATTTGGAAAAATTATCCACCCCATAAAATTTATTCTTAGTTATAAATACGTAAATATTAACAAAAATTAAATAATATATAAAAACTTTGTTTGTTTTTATATATTATTTACATATCTTTGTAATTATTAATAAATTCTTTATATGCTTATAATAAATCATAAGAAAAAGGATTATTATGATGGTGTTGCTGGTACTACTGGCATTGATAAGACCATTGTATATCATCGTGAAGTAATTGAACTTGAAGAAGATAAACTACCCAAACAATTTAGAAGAAAAAGTAATTGGAGAAAAGAAGATATTAATCCATTACGTGAGTTGAGTACATTTAAGTTAAAAAAAGAATTTCATGATGTTTGTGAAGACTATTCATATTTTATAATTGGCTTTTGTGGTAAACTATATATAGGTTGGAAACTTTATCGTGAGGAAATATTCCCATACATGGTCGATACTGAAATCACATTTGATTCCGAGTACATGAAATCTATTTTAGAACCAAAATCTTGGTATAATAATCTCGAAGATAATATTAATTATATTCAGAAGTTTGATGCGATTCAGATTTTCAGAGATTTAAAAACACCAGTTTTTGTATTTGATAATGATTATAGTAGAACACAACTTGATACCAAACATTATTCGATTAGAAATTATAATCCGAAATTTTTCGTAAACCCAGTTCTAAAAGAGTATCAATTTTATAAAGTGTTTGAATCATTTCAAGCTTTTCAAGAAATTCAGATGTTTCTTGGTGGTGTACTTGGTAGTGGTGAAAAAAACATTGTAGAAGTGGCTGATAAATATAAAATTACCCAGCATGGGTTTGATAAATGGAGTTTTAGAAAAATGTCTGAAAATGGAAAAAGAACTACATAATATTTATATAATACCAGCAGTATTTGTTAGATACAGAGAAGATGGCAACGTGATTTTAAGATGTTTACAGGGTAAAGAAACTGTTGACAGGGCATTTGAACCCAATTTAATAAAAGGTATTGAAAACCCAAAGTATTTATTGCTGGGAATCATGGCTGGTGTTGGATACATGCAGTTAAATGTTTGCGATGGTGAAGAGTTTGTGAATTTATTCATAAAAAAATGGAATGTGTTGTATCAGGATGTTAATTATAAATTAAAATAGTGTTGCTAACCACTCTATAGGAGAACGTGACTTACGGACATTGAGTGATTAATGGTTTCAGTATGTAAGAAGCGCACACGATTTCCGCAACATTATTTTTGTTCATTGATATTATGGGGGCGACTTGGATTTGATTAGATGTCAGATTGGTAAAGTAAGCAAGTCTTAGTTGAATCAGACTAAGTAAAAAAGGTTCAAAGCAGAAATGCAAACAATTTTTCAGAGGACATGATGTCCTTCTCAACTTCTGTAACAAGAGGTATCACCGTTTTCGAGAGTGCTGAACTCGAAATGGCTGCTTGAGAACAATAAACGGCAAAAACTTCTGGTGAAGTAAGTTATGAATAAGTTAGTAACGAATCCCGAAGCGAAACTAATATTAAACTGTTATATTTTGCTGATTTAGAAAAATCGGATAAACTTGTAGAAAACCTATTAATCACATTTAAGACGAGGGTTCGAATCCCTCCGCTTCCACCAATTTATTTAAAATCAATTAGTTATGAATTCGAAGTTTGAAGAAATGAGTAAGAAATTGCAAGAATTTCTTGACTCAGCAGAAGGTGATGAATATTTTGAAAAACTGGATAGAAAGAATAAAATTCAGGAAGGTCGTTATAGACGTTTCGAAAAATATCTTGAAACCCATGACTTTGATAAACTAATTTATCGTTTAATTCTGGAACACGGTGAACAATGGCGTGAAAAATGTTATCATAATGGCTGTGAGGTTTATCCAAACAATAAACTACAATTTATCATTGACTACGTTTTTGAAACCTTTGAACCAATTAGTGTATCTCAAATCGAAACTATGTTTAATACCGACATCAGGTTCTTTAGAGGATATTTTTTCAGAATAATGCATGGACAGGGTTCTGTTTTTGATTTGTATAATGGTGACGATTTTAGGCATTTATTAAGTGCTTGATTTGGCGGGATGGTGAAACTGGTAGACACGCTGTAATCTTTTTCCTGAGTGTGTAGTATTTATGAAAAATAAATATTATGCCGAAACAGATTAAAAGTAGAATTAATGATGAATATTTTATCTCAGTATGTAAATCATCAAAGACTATGGCGCAAGCAGCAGCCACATTAAAGATACATTTCAATAGTTTTAGAAGACGTGCAATTATTTTAGAATGTTATAAAACAAATCAAAGTGGAAAGGGAACGAGGAAAAGACCTTCGAAACTAATACCAATAGAAGATATAATATTTGAAAATAAACACCCTGAATATCAGACATTTAAATTAAAAAAAAATTAATTAAGGAAGGATATAAAAAAAATGAATGTGAAGAATGTGGACAAAAAGAAGTGTGGAACAATAATAAACTTGAAATGGAATTAGACCATATTGATGGCAATAGAACAAATCATTTGTTGACGAATTTAAAAATGTTATGTCCTAATTGTCATAGTCAAACAAAAACATTTTGTGGTAAAAATAAAAATGGGGATGTGTTGTAACTGGTAGCCAAGACGGACTTAAAATTCGTTGTTCAGAAATGAACGTGTGGGTTCGACTCCCACCATCCCTACAAACACTATCGCTCTTTGACATATAGGAGAATTTTATAATGGATATACAATCATTTATTTTAGGAATGTGTGCTGTATTGGTAATTGCGTTAGTGATTGGCAGTGTAGTTGCACTTATTAGGGTGATAAAATTGAAAAAACTTGTCGAATTATCAACAAGTACTGCCTTAAGACTCATAGAAGATGCTGGAAATGAAACCATAACTATGATTAATCAATTACGCACTGAAATTGATGGTGTACATAGAGAAATCAATGAAGTGCGTAGAGAAATGGATTCGAGATACGATAAATTAAAATCAACGTTTTCTAAGGAAATTGAAAACGCAGTGAAACATAAAAATAATTAATATTAAAAGTTGTCAAGGTCGGTAGTGTTTTTTAAATAAAATGTATGAAAGAAATTAAAGCAGCAATACGCAAAGAACTTCGTAAAGAATGTCGAGAAGAAGCACTAAAAATTCTTATACTCGGTGATGATAAAGACCGTGAGGATTTTCTTAAATATCATAATGAGGATAAGGGTAATATTTGTTGTTTGGTTCTGGATTATGCTAAGAAAAAATTAATTGAAGCCAATAAGTGGGAATTTAATGCTGAAGACTGTTTTAATGACCCATTCAAACATTTTGAAGACGATGATACCATACGGGAAGAATAAAAAATTACATAAAAATTACACCGATTGTCATCCTAAAAAATTAGGAAAAGGTTGGGTGAATTGGTGGGAAGCAGAACTTGGTGGAATTGATAAGGGTAGTGAACGTCAAGAAGCTAAGAAAGAAATTAGAAAAGAACTCGATGAAAAAGTTAACTAAAAACGATGATTGTGGGTGCGGTAGACCACTTAAAATAACTGACCCAAGAAGAAAAAAGGCTGGTATAAAAAAAACCACACCTAAAAGAAATACCCCCAGATGATGTAACTGGCAAACGTGTTCGGCTCAAACCCGAAATTTTGTGGGTTCGAATCCCACTCTGGGGACATATGGCTCAACTAATATAGGTTTATGGCTCAATTTTGAGCTATTTTGAGCTACAAAGAGTATTTATATTTGTGAACATGAAAGAAAAACTATTAAAAAAAAGAAACGAATTATTACAACGACTTGCAGATTTTATATACGAAAGACTGAATGCATCTAAAACTGAACAAGAGTTTAGTTTTTGGATGTGGCAGGGTTTAAGTCTGAATTATTGGTGTGTTGAACGTAAAATTTGGCTTAACTAATTATGGTTAATAGAGAACGTGTAAAACAAATGTTAAGTCACTATAAAAAAAGACTAAAGAAATATGGTCTTAAAGAAAGTGACGGAAAAATGTATGCTTTCAGAACAACTGGAAGTCCTTGTAGTTGTCCAGCATGTAGTGGTAATAAATATAGTAGAAAACAAAAACATAAAAAGCTATGAAAGAAAAATTTAAAGTCTTGTAAATTGCTCTAATGCAATTTCAAGACAGATGACAAATAAAAAAATTGTAGACAAAACCACCAATCGTGGGGAATTCAATCGTGCGTATAAAAGGCATCTTGAAAGCAAAGGTAAAATCCGTTGTACTTATTGTCGTTATCATCGTAATGAAAATGGTAAAGGCAGAGGATATTATGGTGGATATGATGATGACAACATCAAATACCCAAACTGGAAATTGGTTTCAAAACAACCAAAACAATGGATGAAAAAACCAATGAAAATCGTTGAACAACCTACACGTTGGTATGGTAGTCAAATTTATATCGACATCAAATGGTGATGTCGATAAATGGCGGGGTAGCTTAGTTGGTAAAGCACTTGAGTCATAACCAAGAGACCGAGGGTTCGAGTCCCTCTCCCGCTACAAACAAAAAACCTATCGAATTCGATAGGTTTTGATTTCCAATATGTTTATTTTTTCATGAATAATTTCCATCCAGCATATCCAATGGATGTAAATATCCACAGTCCAAGTAATACTTCAGCTAATACAACACCGTCTTTTTCATAGACGTTATTATATGCTAATATTATTACAAGATAATTTACAATAATCATCCAATTTTTCTTTAACCAAGGCAATGCTTTTTGCATAAACCATGTTTTAATCTTTTCCCAAAGTTTTTTCATTTTATTTCTATTTTAAATTATAATTATTTCTTCCCAATTTCCAGCATCATTTTCTGTTTCTGAAATTCCCTTTTCACCACCCAATTGAAATTCTCTTTTATCGATTACCGTGTCTTGAAGAAGTTGATTAAGTAGTTCATCAGAAAGCGGTGCATATGCTATACCATTGGCATATGACTTGCCCATTCTATATTTAAGTAATTCTCCATTTTTAGATTCGACAGCAGTTATTTTAACACTACGATATTTTCCACGACTCACAAGATTGTTAAATATTCTATATATATTATGACTATCTCTTTGAAATACAGTTGGTGTAGTCACAGATAAAAATTTTTTGTTGTCAATTTCTAAAATAATTGCAATCAATATTTTATTATTTCTTACTGTGTCTGATACACCGAGTTGTTCTTCACTACTCTTCGTAATTTTATAACCTAAACCCATACCGTTAATTCTATTGGCTTCCCTAAAAAAATTAGAATCATGTGGGTCATAGACGTTATGTTCTCCAGTACTTAATAATTTTATATGAATCATTTCGTGTGCCAAAGTGTTTTTAAAAACCATATATGGCATAGCGTAAAAACCTGAAATTGCAAGATATTGTATTTTACTCTCATGGGTTAATCTATTAATATGTGCACTAACATGACCTAAATTACTTTTTCGATTGCTCCAACGCATTGAAACTCTGGGTAATTGGTTGTTAAATAGTTCACTATTTAATTTAGAATATTCATTATATAAATCGATTTTTGACTTATTGATAACATCATTGTCCTGATATTCAATTTCATTTAGAAACCTATCAAGTTCTTCTTTGACTATGGATTTTAAACTTTGACTCATTGTTCTACACTATTAAATTTGACAGTACAAAGGTTAGCACTAAAATCGAATAATATTTCTTCTACAAATAAACTTCCACCAACTTTCATCATAGTGTCCTCATCTACTTCAAATTTCCATTGATTGTCACCAATGTTTTTATCTGTAGTCTGAACTACTTCATCTGATTGTTTATCATGCATTTCAATTCTATATTGTCCCTCAACCTTTTCAATATTAATGAAAAAGTTTTTAATACCATAGCTATTTGCTTCAAAACCAATTTTCCATGTTACATATAGATAAGCGTCAATTATATCAACATCATAATCACTGGAAAATGTACTATAGTTTTGAAATATGATTTGCATTTCAGTTGTACCGTTAACATTATTATACATTTTGAGTTCATTGGTAAACCTGAAATTGTCTTCATTCCCAACAACATCTTCGTTTAAAAATTTTTGATATTCTTCGTTAATGATTTTTGAAATAATATTCTGAGTATTCATTAATTAATATTTTTTATAAATACTATTAAAAATTTTAAAATTGTACATGTAAATCGTGTGCATCTAAAATTAGAATGAGTAATCCCGAAGCAAGAAAAAACATTTCAAATAAATTGTTAGGTGAGAAGAATCATTTTTATAATAAAAAACATTCCGAAAATTCTAAAAATAAGATTAGAAACAAATGTGTTATTTTGTTTTCAGGCAATAAAAACCCCATGTATGGGAAAACTGTCTACAGCATATGGGTTAAAAAATATGGAATTGATGTTGCCAACGAAAAATTACTTTCATATAAGAATAAATTATCAAAAAGATTTAGTGGAACAAACAATCCAATGTATGGTAAATTATCTCCACAAGGTTCTGGCAATGGATGGTCGGGTTGGTATAATGGATGGTTTTTTAGAAGTCTAATGGAATTAACTTATATGATAAAATTTATTGAAAAAAATAATTGGATTTGGGAATCTGGTGAGACAGAGAGATATAATATAAAATATTTGGATTATCGAGGTAATGAAAGAACATATCACCCAGATTTTATCATTAATAATAAAATTATGGTTGAAATAAAACCAATAAAATTATGGAATTCAGATGGTGTTCAAAGAAAAAAAAATGCTGCAGAGTTATATTGTGTAAAGCACGGAATGATATATGAATTAATTAATATTGATGAAATTATTGATATTAATGAATTAATTAATAAAAAATTACTTACATTTACAAAAAAATATTCAGAAAAATTTAAATTACTGATTGAAAAACAAAATCAATATTAACTGTAACATTATGCCTGATTATTCTTACAAATTATTCAGACAATTAAAGTCTGGTGAAATTACATCCTTATTTATTAATAAAAAGGAACGATTACAAAAAGGTGTTTGGATGGAAGCACAAGAATTTCCAACAAAAGGATTTAAATTTAGACCATTTTGGCATTGCACTGAAAAACCCGAAGCACCACACTTAAGCGAGAAAAACCGAGTGTGGTTAAAGGTAGAGATGGAAGATTTTGAAATCTTTGAAAGACCAGAGCATCAGGGTGGTAAATGGTTTTTGGCAAAACGAATTAAAATCGTAGAATGATAAAATATTGTAAATTTATTGATTTTAAAAAAATAAATACTCAAATAGAAAGCATCAAATATACACTAAATTAAATGCTGAAATTATTAAAATGGTTGATGATGGATTTTCTCCAAAAGAAATTAGTGAATCATTAAAGATTAAGAGAATGACTATATATAATTTAAAACGCAATAAAAAATGGAAGAAATACTTATTAAAGTTGACTGGAAAGTATTACAAAATTATATTGATAATAATTTAATTATTGCTAATAAACATCCAGAATATAATCTTTGGATACTTAATTATAGCTCTAAAACACAATCAAAAAATTTTTGGGATTTATATACAATATCATGTAGAGGATTGATTGTTGATGAAAATGGCGTTGTTGTTGGTAGATGTATGAGAAAATTTAAGAACTATGAACAGCATGACCCATCAGAAATTGATATGTCGAAGAAATTCGAAATTTTTGAAAAGATGGACGGCTCATTAATTATCTTATTTTATTATGAACCACGTATGAGGTGGATTGTAGCTTCAAGAGGTTCATTTATCTCAGAACAGTCACTCCATGCTGAGAAGATGATTGATGCAAACGTGTATAAGTATTTAAACACAAAGTCAACATATTTGTTTGAAGTAATTTATCCTGAAAATCGTATAGTTGTTGATTATGGTGATAGAAATGAACTTGTATTGCTTGGAAATATAATCACAGCAACTGGTGAAGAATTACCATACGATAAGTTGGTTAGTATATATTCTAAGTTTTTTACTGTTGTCGAAAGGTTTGAAATTGAAAACATAAACTTTTTAAAGAAATTGAAGGAACTTGAAGAAGATAATAAAGAGGGTTTTGTTGTACGTTTCGAAAATGGTTTCAGAGTAAAAGTTAAGTTCGAAGAATATATCAGATTACACGGTATTTTAACAAATGTATCAAACTTAACTGTTTGGGAACACTTGAAGAATAACTATAATTTTGATGAACTTCTCGACAGAGTTCCAGACGAATTTTATGACTGGTTAATGAGAACAGTAAAAACATTACAGTCAGAATATAATGAAATCGAAAGAGTGGCATTATTAGAATTCGTGAAAATATATCACATTAATGGAATTACTGACCGTAAAGATTTTGCAACAGAAGTAATAAAAACTGAACATAGTTCAATATTGTTTAAATTGTATGATAAAAGGTCATATGGTGAAATTATCTGGAAGCAAATCAGACCTGTATACAGCAAGCCATTTAAGGATGGCTTCGAGTATATTGCATAATAAAAAATGGCTATGAATTTCATAGCCATTTTTATTTTAAATTATCTGCTAAATCGACTCGCTTGTTCGCCTTCTCCCAAATATTGAAATTTAAAGTTTGGGTTAACTAAGAACGCTCCACCTGCTGCAATACCTGCAATACGTTCTTCTAACATAGGAATAACTGGTGGTGCAAATCCAGATGCTGGGGAAAGATGCTGTGCAACTTCTTCATAAGGTACTATTTTCCAATCCAATGTATATATGGTATGAAATGTTTTATCTTCAACAGGAACTATGGGAAAATAAAGTCCGTTCGGTCCTTCCTGCATGATTTTCACACCTTCAACTGGTTTATATTCAGTAGTACCACCAACAAATTGATAATCTGGGTCTTTACGCCTCATTGATTCTGCATATGTTTCTGCCCATCTAAATTTATATGGTTTGTGTTTAAAAACTCTACCAAAATATGGATTTGGATTTTTTCTGTCGCCAGCAACTGTTTTTGGTGCTTTAGCTGGATATGTGTAATACACCCATCCCCAAGTATATTTTTGTGGGTCTCTACCCATAAATTCAAGAAAGTCTTCAATTGTTGTAATATCACGACCTTCACTAAGTTCAAACATAAAATTTCCCATGTTCTATATTTTCTAATTAATCGCTATTTTTTCATAAATACTTGAAACATTTCAAAAATAATCCTGCTGTTTTTTGTATTTATAATAAACAGAAAATTATGAAAAAATGGAAATTATTTAATTGGTTCATAAAACCAAAAAAAGGAGAGGCACGAATCAAGTTTGGTTGGAAAAGAGATTTACCTGACCATAGAGATTTTAAATTTAAAATAACAATACCAGTTGAATTACCAACTAAAGTAGATATGAGGGATTTATGTCCACAAGTTTATAATCAGGGTCAACTTGGAAGCTGTACCGCAAATGCATTAGGTGCTGCGTTTCAGTTTGAACAAATGAAACAAAATAAACCAAATTGGATTCCTTCAAGACTTTTCATTTATTATAATGAAAGAGCAATGGAGGGTAACATTAATGAAGACTCTGGTGCAATGATTCGTACTGGTATTAAGACAATGGTAAAAGATGGTGTTTGTCCTGAAACCATGTGGAAATATATTGAACATAAGTTTAAAGTGAAACCAAATTCATTATGTTATGATGAGGCATTAAATAGTCAGATATTGGAATATCAGAGAATCACACCACATACATTATACGAAGTGAAATATGCGTTGACTCAAGGTCATCCAGTTGTATTTGGTTTCATGATTTATGAATCCATGATGACTGATGATGTTACCAGAACAGGACATGTACCAGTTCCAAGGTCAAATGAAAAACCAATTGGTGGACATGCAGTAATGGCAGTTGGTTATGATGACAGCAAAGAATGTCTTATCGTTCGTAATAGTTGGGGTACTAATTGGGGTATTAATGGTTATTTTTATTTACCATATTGGTATGTTTCAACACCCAATGCATCAGCCGATTACTGGACAATTAAATTGGTTGAATCAGAGAATAAATAAAATAGTTTAAAAATAATTACACTTTTATTTGGAAATCTCGTATTTATATCTTTACTTTGTATTCAGAATTTAAATATAAAAACGCAATGAGAACATTTGGAACATATTATCTTTATAAATCTTATAAGAAAACTCTTATGAGAATCGGGATTTTTATGTCCAAAACGCAAAGATAAGCAATGATATTTGTGTATTGAAACAGAAACCCGATTCGTAAGATTCGGGTTTTTTGTTATATTATTCTTTGAAGATTTGAAAGCGAAATGAAATTGGGAGTACGGCAACGATGGTGGTGTTGCGCTAAACTGTAAATTTAGTCCCTTCGGGTAAACATTGGAGGTTCGAATCCTTCTGCTCTCACAAATTCCCTCGTAGTTTAATTGGTAAAACCCCATACTTTTAATATGCGAAAGTCCCAGTTCGAGTCTGGGCGAGGGAACTCTGTGATTTTCGAGTCTTAATCATGTGTTAAATTTATTTAGTTTATAAAAAAATCCTTGCATTTTTAAATAAAATGTATTATATTTGTTGAAAATAACTTTAAGCTAAAGTAATTTGAAAAAATGGCTAATAAAAAGAAAAAGGTAACAACTACTATTACAACAACAGTTACGGAGGAAATTGTAAATATTCCTTCAAACGAAAAAACTCACATCATCTGTATTTTAGACCAAAGTGGTTCGATGGCAAGTATTATGTCGGACAGTATTGGTGGTTTTAATGCATTCTTAAAAAAACAAAAAGAATTACCTGATGACGCAACAATTACTGTTGCATTATTTGATGATAAATATAAACTGCTTTATGATAATGTTGATATTAAAAAAGCGGAAGAACTTACAAGTACTGTTTGGTATCCACAGGGAATGACAGCACTTTATGATGCAATTGGTAAAACAATTAATGTCGAAAAACGAAATTTTGAAAAACTTGGCAATGAAGCACCTGCAAAGGTATTGTGTGTTATTGTAACAGATGGAGAAGAAAATAGTAGTAAAGAATATAAACTTGAAGATATCAAGAAACTTATTAAGAAATGTGAAAAGGATGACTGGAACTTCATGTATTTAGCTGCTAATCAAGATGCTTTTGCTGTTGGAACAAGTTTTGGTGTAAGTGCTGGAAATACATATTCATATACAGCAACTGCTGATGGTGTATTTAATATGTCCAACACACTAAATAATGCGAGTGTAAGCTATAGGTCAATGAACACTACATCTGCAGATTTCAAGGAAAAGTCGAAATCATTGGTTGATGATGTTGATGATAAACTTGATGAAAATGGTATTATAACCACAAGTAATTCATTTACTGTTTCTAACTAAAAATTTTCTGTTTTGTATTAATTTCCGTTTTTTTGGAGGGGTGTTTTACGACACCCCTTTTTTATAATCTGAATTTAGCTAATTGCCTCATTCTCTCAAGTTGTTCGTTTAATACTTTCATTCTTTCAACATCTTCTTTAATTGGTTTTTTTCCAGTCTCTGGTGCGCTTGTATTTTTCTTTTTATCTAAATATTGGAATATGTTTACGAGTTCAGAAATAAATGAAATTATTTGTTTTTTAAATAATAAAATATTTCCAGCATCTTTTTTAAATGATTTATTTGGTTCATCCATATTATATCCTTTAGCTTCTTCAAGCTTATTAATATTTCCTTTACTACCAAGTGTACCAATTTTATCAATAATATTCATAAATTTATATTGACCAGAATATAATGTTTGTAATATATCATGCATCGAAAGACCAAGTTGTTTAACCTTTTCTGCATCTTTTGATGAAACATCAAACATTGTTTTAAAATCAACATTCATAATTGGGTTACTTCTTAATTTAGCAATTTGACCGTCAAGTACCCTATCACCAGTATTTTTCATTTTCTTTACAATATTTCTAATTATTTCTAATCTGGTTAGAAATTCTTCGAATTTCTGAACATTGTCATAACCCAATCCTCTTTGTTTCTTCAAGTATTCAATAGTACGTGGGTCTGTAAAATATTTACCTTCTTCCAGTTGTACTTCTTCTTTAATTGGGTTTGGAATTGGCATGGTATTTCCTTTTCTACGAACATTACCATCTTTGTCTTTAACTTCATAAGGACTACTATATTCTGGCTTCGTATAATTTCCTCTTGCAGGTCCTTTACGTGCATCAACAGTACTTAATTGTTTTTCATTATTTTTAACAAACTGAAAGAATTTCTTCAATTGATTATATAAATCATCTGTTGACATTGGTTTTGTTCCACCAGAAGTTGCTCCAGAGGTAGAAGCAGTATCACCATTGGTTGTAGTGGTTAAATCAACAACTGGTTGATTTTCTGCACTTGCTTCGACAGGTTGTATTGATTGAAATAAATCGTTAAGCGTTTTTGCTCTCGATTGTTTTTGACCTTTCATTCTCATTAATTTAACTAATGCACCAGTACCAATTAAACCAATTCCAAGTGGTAATAATACTGACCCAATACCAGCAACACTTGCAGCAATACCTGCTCCAGCACCAACGCCAGCTTTAACTGCCTGTTTCACCACAACGGTTGCCACAAAACTACCTGCTTTAGAAATTCCAAATAAGTTTCTACCACCTTTCATATCACCAAAAGTATCTGCTCTGAATAGTTCTCCAACAGATTTATTTGCACCATCACCACTAACTAATTGCTGTAATAATTGACCTTGCTGTTCAACAGTTCCACCGCCATTATTCATGAACATTTGTTGAACATTTTCGATTCCGAATTTATCGATAAATCCTTGAACATCCGCACCAGTTTGAATTGGACTACCTTGTATCTGACTTGCCCAATGTACAAACCCTTGTGCATCTGGTGCACCACCATTGATGGTTTGTGTGATGGCATCAACACCCGGGGTGTTTCCTCCAAATATGCTTTGAATCAAATTAGCCAACCATTCTGTTTTTGCTAACCAACCAAGTGCACCAAGTGCAGTACCAACACCAAGTAAAACTGCTGGTAATTTGTTTGATTTAAGTGTTTGCATTCTTTGTGAATCTCTTGCAGTTGCACCTGCACCAGTTTTTGCTTGAAGTTGTTGTCTAACAGCACCTGCAGCATCTGGTTTTTTACCGCCAGCAGGAGGTGTTGCTCCAGCAGGGGGTGTTGCTCCAGCAGGGGGTGTTGCTCCAGCAGGGGGTGTAGCTGAATTTCTTGATGGGTCGGCATATACAACAGCTTCATCCATTGTAGAATAAACTGCAGCAAGGTCAACATCGAGATATTTTTTAACATAGGTTGCGAGGTCTTCAATAATACCATTTGCAACATCAATAGGTAAAAATCCTTTATCTTCTGATTTTAATTTGGTTGATGCAGCAATAGAATCATAAACGGCACTAATTTCTAATATAGTTGCTAAAAATTGTTCTTGTTTTTCGTTGTTTGGAAACTTTGGGTTAGTTTCTTTAATTTTTGCATCTAATGCTTTAATTAATTCATTACCCTTTTTATCTACAATTGCTTTGATTTGTTCTGCAGCAGCTTTATCAACACCACCCTTACCTTTTATTTTACCACCAGCTTTATATCTACCAAGCTTAGATAATCCATATTTAATTTTTTCCCATAAATCTTCGTTGAGTTGTTGCATACCTTCTTCGTTAAGACGGTTTTGGTTTTCTGAATAAGTATTACAGTCTTTAATGAAACCTTCTACGAATTCTTGTATTTTTTGTTCTTCATTAATCATGTGGAAATATTTTATAGTTATAATGATTTACCTATAAATACAAGAAAATTTCGAATTAGAATTAAAATTAAATAACAAATTATTTTCAATCAATTTTTCGTAAAATTCTATGACACATCAACTTAAAAAATATTAAATAATTCTTCCTAAAATAATTTAAATCACTTGTATTTATTCGGACGATTCAATATATTTGCAAACATAAATTTATAAAAAATTACTATTCACTATGGCACAAAAAACCCTAAAAACCTACACAAAACAAGAAGTTGAAAAAGCAACATTAAACTATTTTAAAGGAGATGGATTAGCTACCGATGTATGGATGAAAAAATATTGTTTAAAGGATGAAAACAATTATTACGAACTCACTCCTGATGATATGCATAAAAGAATTGCAAGTGAACTTGCAAGAATAGAAGCTAAATATCCAAACCCACTTACCGAAGAACAAATTTTTGAAACATTGAAAAATTTTAAGAGAATTGTACCACAAGGAAGTCCGATGTCAGGAATTGGAAATAATTTTCAGGTAGTATCTATTGGTAATTGTTTTGTTATTGGAAATTATGGTGATGGTGATTCTTATGGTGGAATATTGAATATCGACCAAGAACAGGTTCAATTAATGAAACGCAGGGGTGGCGTTGGACATGATTTATCACATATTCGTCCAGCAGGTAGTCCAGTAAAAAATAGTGCAATTAGTAGTACAGGTATCGTACCCTTTATGGAAAGATATTCAAACAGTACCAGAGAGGTTGCACAAGACGGTAGACGTGGAGCACTTATGCTCAGTGTGTCGATTAAACATCCAGATTCTGAAGCATTTATTGATGCCAAACTTGAATCTGGTAAGGTAACAGGTGCTAATGTTTCAGTTAAAATCACCGATGAATTCATGAAAGCAGTAATGAATAATAATATGTTTCAACAGCAATATCCAATAGATAGTGATAACCCTAAATATGTTAAAAGCATTGACGCTCAAAAACTTTGGAAGAAAATTGTATATAATGCATGGAAATCAGCCGAACCCGGTATCTTGTTTTGGGATAAAATAATTGGTGAATCAATACCTTCTTGTTATGGTAAGGAATGGATTGAAAGAAGTACTAATCCATGTGTTAGTGAAGATACATTAGTATTAACACATCATGGTTATTATGAAATTAGTGAGTTAGTAGATAAGCCAACATTTGTTTGGAATGGTATGAATTTCTCCGAAGTTACGCCAACAATTACTGGTTATAATCAGAAAATGTTAAAAGTTATCTTTAGTGATGGTTCTGAATTGAAATGTACACCATATCATGGATTTTATACTTGGGAAGGTTTTGAACGTGATGGAAAATCAATAAAAAAGGAAGCTAAAGATTTAATCGTTGGAGATAAACTCGAAAAACATGAATTTCCAACACTTTTTGACCATCAAGTTTTTCATGTCGATAAAACTTTTTATACGTTAGGATTTTTTGCTGGTGATGGTTTTGTGAAAAGAGATAGCACAGCACATGTATCGTTATATGGTGCAAAGAAAAATCTTCTTGATAAATTAGATGTAATTGGTAATGTTTCTGAAGATATTGAAAATGATAAATTAACAATACGTGTTGACTTACCTGTAGATTATTTTGGAATTGATTTACATGAACTAAAAAAATATGTTCCTAAACGTCATGATAATAATTCATCGGCAATGATGTCATGGTTGGCAGGTATTATAGATTCTGATGGATGTCGTAATTCAGAAGAAGGTTCAATTTCAATATCATCAATAGATAAACAATTCTTAATGGATATTAAGTTACATCTTTTGAACGTAATGGGTGTCAGTGGTAGTGTAATTGATGAAAAAGAAGGTGGGTTACATGAAATTAAAGGCGTTAAATATGATTGTAATAAATCATATCGTTTAATAATTAGTGCATATAATGTTAAAAAACTTTATGATTTAGGTTTACGTACCTATCGTGTTAAAATCGATGATGTTAATCCGAACCGTGATGCAAGTAGATTCATTACTGTGAAATCGATTGAGGAAATAGAAGATGCTGAAAAGGTTTATTGTTTTACTGAACCAGAAAGAGGTCGTGGATGTTTCAACGGTATTGTTACTGCGAATTGTGGCGAGTTACCACTCCCGCCATATGATAGCTGTAGATTACTTGCAATTAATTTATTTGGTTATGTGAGAAATCCGTTTACCAAAGAAGCATATTTTGATATGGAAAGTTTTAAGGGCGATGTGATTATATCTATGCGATATATGGATGATATTATCGATTTAGAACTCGAAAAAATCGATAAAATATTAGAAAAAATCGAATCTGACCCAGAACCTGAAAATTTAAAAAGTGTAGAAAAAGAATTGTGGAATAATATTAGAAGAAAAGCTGAGTTAGGTCGTAGAACTGGACTTGGTGTTACAGGTGAAGGTGATATGATTGCTGCAATGGGACTACGTTACGGTACTGATGATGCCACCGAATTTAGTGAAGAAGTTCATAAAACATTGAAATTAGAAGCATATCGCTCAAGTGTTATTATGGCTAAAGAACGTGGTGCATTTCCGATATACGATTGGGATAGAGAAAAATTCAATCCATTTATTCGTAGAATAATGGATGAGGATACTGAATTATATAATGAAATGGTAACTTTTGGTCGTAGAAACATTGCATTACTTACAATCGCACCGACTGGAACAGTTAGTATTATGACACAAACTACATCTGGAATTGAACCAGCATTCTTACCAGTATATATGCGTAGGCGTAAGATTAATCCGCAGGAAAAGGACGTTCGAATTGATTTTATTGATGAAGAAGGTGTTGCTTGGATGGAATATCCAGTATTTCACCATAAATTTGAAATGTGGTTAGGAATCAATGGCTACGATGTTGAAGTGGTGAAAACCATGAATAAGGAACAACTGGATGAAATTGTTAAAAAATCCCCATTTTATAAAGCAACTTCCAATGACGTTGATTGGGTAAAAAAGGTTGAAATGCAAGGCAGGGTTCAAAGGCATGTTGACCATTCCATAAGCACAACTGTGAACGTCCCTAATGATACAACAGAGGAACTTGTTGGTAAAGTATATGAAACGGGTTGGCGTAGTGGTTGTAAGGGTATTACTATTTATCGTGATGGTAGTCGTAGTGGTGTGTTGGTTAGTCAAAAAGAAGAAAAGAAAGTAGAAGAACTCCAAGACGTGCATGCACCAAAACGTCCCAAAAGATTAAAAGGTGAAATACATAGGTTTCAGAACAATCTGGAAAAATGGATAGCTGTTGTTGGTATGAAAGATGGTAGACCATATGAAATCTTTACTGGTGTTAATGCTAATGGTCTTAGTAATTTACCAACAAACGTTAAAGACTGTGAAGTCGTTAAAAATATTATCGAAGTCGAAGTTCTTGATGATAACGATAAACCAATTAAAATAAAGAAAAAAAGATATGATATTGAATATGTTGATGTTGATGGCATTAAACAAGTACACACTGGTTTAAATCATGCATTCAATCCAGAGTTCTGGAACTATGCCAAGTTAATCTCTGGTATAATGAGACATGGTATGCCAGTTCTTAAACAATACGAATTAATTGAGTCATTGAATTTTAAAGAAGACTATATTAATACGTGGAAAAATGGTGTGGCACGTGTAATTAAAAAATATATTAAGGATGGTGTTAAAAGCAAAGGAACGTGTCCTGAATGCGGTGGTACTGATTTTATTTTTCAAGAAGGATGTGTTAAATGTAGTAGTTGTTCTTGGACGAAATGTGGATAATTGGGAAATTTTTAAAGTTTTGATGAAAATCAACTCACTGTGAATTTCGATGGTCAGGATTTGAATATCACCTTCGCATTAGAAGAAAAAGAAGAAAAAATCTAAACTTCCGATAAAGGTTAGTAGTCAAATGATTTTTCATTTGGAAACCCATCATTTAATATTTGATGGGTTTTTTTATAACAATAAATTAACGTTTGTTTATTTCCATTTACTTTTTTTCAAGTAATTATATTTGTCAGGTCGGAAAGTGCCTTAAATGTTCCAATAGAGGAAGAGCCTGATTCCTATTTTTTTCGTATTTATAATAAAAGATTATCATGAAAAAGAAATTATTTATATTTTTACTATTATTAACATCTGTAATATTTACTAGTTGTGCTACTCAAGAATATGCTACAACATATAAAAAACAAAAAAGTCTTATGTTATTGGATAATACTAATTTAAGTGGAAATAATAAGTATTATCAACAAAAACATACTCGTTATAATAAGAGTAGTTATAACAAACATATAAAAAAATTTAAAAAATAATTGAAAATAATTTGGAATTATCAAAACTTTATTTACCTTTGCAAAGTATTTAGATGAAAGAGATTTCAAATTTAATCAAAACATATTAAAATAATGAAAGCACAGGTATCCAATATTAATATTTCGTCAACGATTAATAGTCGTAATGGAAATGGTATATTCTGTTCAAGTTTTACAGGCAGAAATATAGCAGATACGGGTTCTGGTTTTCATGAGTCATAAATAACTCATAAAAATATTAAAAAGAACCCGAATTCACAAGATTCGGGTTTTTTTGTTCTTTGAAATATTTATAATAAAATTTTGGTGCGGATGATTTCATCGATAATTGTGAAATATGTGTATGCCCTATCTATTTTAAAATTAATGAATTTTGATGTGTCTATAATACATAACTCAATTCCCTGTTCTAAACAGGCTTGAAATTTACGGTTATCGTTATTTTGAATCTGGTTTAGTTTATCTTCACCATAAATTGGTTCATAATGAAAAACACCATTAAGTTCGAATGCAAGTTTAAGTTCTGGAATATAAATATCAAGTTCAGAATTTATAGTAGTTTTATCATTGAAGAAAAAGTCAATGTTTGGATATTTTTTTATTAATTCAATGGCAATCCATTTTTCAAGTTTTGAAATTCGAGTACCTTTAGTCTTGTGTGTGTTATTATATGTAATAGAACAAGACCTTGAGCAGAAATTTTTTGTGGATTTAGAATTTTTTATTTCATAATTCGTTTTAATAATTTCTTTTCCGCAATTACCACACATCACTATGTGTCTTTTAGTTAAAATTTGATATTGATGTGAACAATTTTGTGAACAAAATTTTGCCGAATTTCTTTTACAATTAATTGCATACATAATTTGTCTTTTTGTTGTATGAAAAGGGTTACCACAAAATTCGCATTTACATTCAAATAAATCTGTTACTTTTCCAGATATTAATTTTTCATTTTCAAATAATGGTATCATACGTAAATTTTATTATAAATACTTTAAAAATTGAATTTCTATTCAGTTTTTAAACTCAAAATAAAATATAACTCTTACTGGTTATAAACATCAAATATAGCCTCTACAGGTTATACCGTAAGACGTTCATTGACATGCTGGTTTTATGAAGGGTTGCCTGAGTGGTCGAAAGGGACTGTCTGCAAAACAGTTAGGAAACTCACGTGGGTTCAAATCCCACACCCTTCTCAAACATTATTTAGTAGTCGTATGCTATAGGACACTCTGGGCGATTGGACACCAGAGTCAACAGAGATAGACAGACAAAAACGTAATGGGCATGCGTATCGTACAATCCGCAATGGCATGCTAAATATTGTGACGTGGATGAATGGTTTAGTCACCACGCTGATACCGTGGGTCGCAAGACAACGTGGGTTCGAGTCCCACCGTCACAACAAAGTGTTGCAACACTGAATGATTAGAATTTCGTAGCATAGTGGTAATGCTGCCCGCAAGAAAGGGTGAAGATTGGTTCGAGTCCAATCAAAATTTTAATCATTCGTTAATGGATAGGTACTCAAACTGGTTAAGAGGATAGTCTTGAAAACTATTAGGTCGGTTAATCCCCGATGTGTGAGTTCGAACCTCACTCTATCCGCATTATATTATTCGATTATTTAAAATATTTAGAACTATATTTAAATATTTTTTACTGCGAGTGTAGCACAACGGCTAGTGCGTCTGGCTTCCACCCAGAGGATGAGGTTTCGACTACCTCTACTCGCTCAACAATGTCTTCCACGCCTCTAAATTATGCGCATCTGGAAGGCTACTTGTAGAATCCAATCATAGTACTGTGATTGGATTCATATAGTGATGTGGCGCAACGGTCAGCGCAGGACGCTTATATCGTCAAGGTTGTGGGTTCGAATCCCACCTTCGCTACAAATATGACTTCGTTGCTTTAGTTGGTCGAAAAGTCCAGACTGTTAATCTGGTGAACAATGTTCCATCGCAGGTTCGAATCCTGCCGAAGTCGCAATGCACCAGTAGCTCAGGGGTAGAGCGTTTGTCCGTTAAACAAAGGGTCGGGATTTCGAAATTCTCTTGGTGCGCCAAAAACGTTTGCAATTATAAAATAAATAATTATCTTTGTTTAAAATTAATTTTATTATTATGAGTGAAAATTGGAAATACGTTTTATTGGAATATACCTACACAACATATTGTCAAGGAAGTGCTGATAGGAATTTAGGACAGGCTTTAATTCATTGTCCCGAAGATTGTAGCTTCAATAATATTAGGTCAACACTGTTTAATAAAAAACATCGTGAAGGTGTTTATGAAATTGATATTAATAGTGTGAAAGATGTAACAATAGAATGGTAAGATAATTAAAAATTATACTATTTATATGAAAAATATTATATGAAAAAAATATTAAATCTTATTAAGTTAAATTTCATAACGTTCATTAAGTCAGCTTGGTATGCAATTATTGCAGTATTAATTGGGGTTGTTATTGGAATTATATGTGGATTTCAAATTGGATTTCTAACATTTTTTACGATTTGTAGCACAATCGTTTTGTTTGTTTGGTTAAGACAATTATATTGGTGGATTACTAAAACAGGTGATTATAAATGAAATTAGTTATACATAAAAACAAAAGAAGACCATTTCCTTATTTTGGAATATTCTTGCCAGTTTTAATTAGAAAAGATAAATCATTCATAATTACGAAAAGTTTTAAGTTCACCGAGTCCACGATTTATCTGTTTAATGACGAAGACCAATATGATGTGAATAAATTATTTGGATTTAGTGTTGGTATGCATCACAACAATTCATTTAGATTTGGTTGGAGACCAAATACTGATTTGAGTAAAATCGAAATCGTTGGTTATGAATATCATAATAAACTAAGAATACCGACAATACCAATTTGTGAAATTGATTTGAATAAATGGTATGAATTCACGTTAAAATATAATCATAAAACCAATTATATCGAATATCGTGTGACTGATGGTGAATATACCAACAGTACACAACACCCGATTAAGCTAAAGGATAATATAAATTTTGGATACAAACTTGATTTATATTTTGGCGGTAATAAAACCGCACCACATAAAATGATTTTTTATAAGGAATAATATGGGATTAGATATCAATAAAAAAACTGGTCAACATGTTGACGAATATGGAATGATGATGGGTGAAAACCCTTCGTGGAATCCTAATGGTGATGCTGGAATGGGTGATAGTATTGGAACAACACTTGATGCTTATTTAGCATATGATTATGAACCATTTGTTGATGCCGTTAAGTGTTGTTATGACGTTAAGCACGATGAGAATGGACTATTATATATTCAAGGCTATAGACATCCATCGTTAAAATATGATGAGTATAATACGCTTAGTCGAGACCATATTCTTAATACATTAATATTAATGAAGGTTAGTAATAATAAGAAATTTCTAATGACATTATCCAATAATTTAAGGTGGAAAATTAGTGACAAATATTGTTTTACTATTGACTTGTGGCTTTGGATGAAAGGTATTACTGGAAATCGATTCTATATGTTCCTCTATTATTTAATTGATTTACCAATAATGTTTTTTTCGATAATTTGGAATAAAATTATTAATTGTTTAGGTGGTTTTGGTAAAGAAAGTCCACAAGATGAATTTATTATTGTTAGCAACGATAAAATATCGAAAAAAAAACAATATCTTAGGGGTTTAAGATACCCTTTATATACTATTGCACAAAAATCCTTCATGATGTACGTTTCATCAAATTCTTTGGGAAAGTGGTTAATGAAGAAAATCTGTCTTTGGGGTGTTGATGAGCAGAATTTTTTGTTGAGGGTAATGTTTGGTGGCAAAATAACTTCCGTAGAAGTATATGGTTATAAAGCAATGAATGGCTGGCGTTGGACTACACATCTTAATGAATTAAATGATAGGGAATTATATGTTATAACCGATTCGAAAAGACTTGAATCTAATGTGCTTGATGTCGATTTATTGAGAAAAATGTATGAAAAATTAAAATAATTAAATAAAATGAAAACAATAAAAATTCTATTTTTCGCTATTTTACTAATTGGATTTTCAACAAATTCATATGCAGTAGTTTCTAAGGTTAGGGGTAATAATAAAGCAGTTGGTGCACCCTTGGATGGTGGATTGCTTTCAATACTTGGAGTAGCTGGTGTTAGTTATTATCTCGTTAGAAAAAAACAAAATCTTAAATAAAACAATAATGCCTGATTAACTTTAATTGGTAGAGTGCCACACTTGTAATGTGGAAGTTGGGGGTTCGAGTCCCTCATCAGGCTCAAACGGCTCATAGTGAAAAATAACTTTATTAATTTTAATAACATGGAAGACAGTGATGCGAATAACCAAAGAAAAAACAGCAACTTGGTTTCTATTCTTAGGAACTTTTTTCAATCCTTTGGGATACGATGCTCTTCTGAAGTGGCTAATGGATACAACAGGCAGTTATTGGTTTTCAATTTCAATTTTCTACCTATTATCAGTATCATGCTTTATCTCATACTTCTTATTGGCTAAAGTAAATCCACTCAAAATCTTTACAAGAAAAAGGAATTAATGTTGGATATTAATTCCTTTTTTCTTACATTTGCCCTCATGATGTAATGGATAGCATACAATTCTTCTAAAATTGTCGTTCAGGTTCGAATCCTGATAAGGGTACTAATTAATTGATATGACAACAGTTATTTGTCCAAAGTGTAAACAAGTAGTAATTGCAATAGATAAAGATTATGTTATTTGTTGTGATGAAGTAATATATGTAAACGCACCTGTAGTTCAATTGGATAGAGCGTCAGTTTCCTAAACTGAAAGTTATGAGTTCGAGTCTCATCAGGTGTACAAAAATATTAGTATGATAAGGATTTTAAATAAAAAAGACAACAAGCAATTAAGTGAATTAATAAAAATCGCACTTATTGAAAACGTTTTTATTGTAAAAAAGAAAAATCATCATTTTTTTGGCTATTTTATCGATGATAAATTAGTTGGTATTGTTGGCTATTTTACAATGAAAAAATATAAAACCATTGGTTTTATTAACGCATTTGTTTTACCTGAATACAGAAAATCAGGTATTTATAAAAAACTTACAGAAGAAAGATTCAATTATTGTGTTGAAAATTATAAAGGATTTAAAATTTTTATATCTGTGAACAGTAAAAGTAGACCACAAATAGAAAAATTAGGTTTTAAATTAATCGAAGAACAATATAGAATGTGTTTAAGTATTTAATAATGCCCTTGTAATTCAATGGATAGAATGCTTGGTTTCGACCCAAGTCGTTGCGGGTTCGAGTCCTGCCGAGGGTACAAAATAATATGCACCTGTAGCATAATTGGATTAATGCACTTCGCTACGAACGAAGAGATTTTGGGGGTTCGAATCCCTTCTGGCGTACTAAATTAAAAGTATGAAAACAAAAATTTTGAAGAAAATTAACGAGAGAATCAGAATCATGCCAAAAAATGATTCGTTTGTCGTTGAACACCGACCATTAGGTAGTAATGAATGGCGTGAACTTAATATCTTCTCTACACTTTCTGCAGCAATTAACAAAAAAAATAGTTATATTGTTATGGTAATTATGAGAGATTTGGGTTTTCGAAACGAATTTGTTAAAAGAAGAGTTAAAAGAAACGACAAATGATTCAAGCTTTATATGCAAATACTTGGGATGACTTAACTGTTAAGATGATTGGTTATTATCATGACCATTGTCATCATCATTATATTGGTAGTGCCGATGGTGTTCCAGAAAAATATAAAAAATTTAGAAAAAATGATGTAAAATACATTTTTATTTATGAAGAAGATACTCCAATGAAAAAGGTGTGATTATATTTGTAGACCGTGTCACACTATAAAAATAACACAGAGGATTCATCGCTGCAGCAATGCAGAGGAAGTTCAAGACTCAAGTGCTGAAAACGGGAGACTTTGGTCGAAAAATGGAAAAGAACGAATTTATGGTTATTTTATAAAAAATGTTGCAGATTGAATTTAATTTAATAAATTTGTGTCATGGAAAACGCAATAAATTAACGTTATAGCCATATTTTTCTGTATTTATAAAAAACGGAAATTATGTGGGAATATAAAAGAACTGATATTAAATTCAAGTCATATTTAGAATTAATTGAGGTATTGAACGCTGAAGGTAAGGAAGGTTGGGAAGTTATTCACTATGACGAATCCGTACCTGAAAAGTTTGATAATAATTTCACTGCCAAAGCATTATATAAACGAAATAAATAGAACCAGCATGAGTACAATAAGAAAAGCCATTACAATCAGTGAAGATGATTGGGCAATAACACTACTTAAACCATTTTCTGGTCAATACCAAAACCATTTGTTTGTTCTTAATGAAGATGCTTATGGTGAAGTAATCATAACTGTTGAACAAATAGATGACCTTCGATTTAAATTAAGTCTAAGTGACGAAGAATTTCAAGAAATATTAAATAGCTTATAAAATTAAGTTATTGATTTTTGTAACATTTTCAAATTAATATCCGTATAATGACAAAACGATATGATATGAAGAAGAATTTGAAAATAGAGTTAACAGAATTGTTTATGGCACAAGCCAGTATGGACAGATGTTTTTACGGTATAATCAAAAAGACTGTAAGTGAAAATAATTTAGTTTCCCATTTCAGTAAAATCAAAGTAAATGACGGATATATTGTTTCATGTGCAGCAGACCGAGATACACTTGGTAAGCAACTCGATGAAATGTGTGTTATGGTATTAGATAAAAAATTACATGAGCACGGTGGTGTTTATACTAAGTATCTTGGTATGAAAATGTATCTGAATTAGATGAAAGATTTTGAGCTATTAAAACGAACTTATCCTGTTTCAGAATTCGACAGAAATTGTGATGGCTACGATTATATTGTGAAAAATAGTACTGAAGATGAAAGACTGGAATGTGGAATAAATCTTAATGATTTACAGAGAGTTATTAAAGCTGGTGAGAAATACATATATCAGGTGGCAAAAGAAGGAAAGGAATTTAAAATAATGTGTTTGTGCTTCAATAATTATGCGATAATAAGAAAACATATATTTAAACTTGATGATGATTAAATAAATTAAAGGTATGGAAAACAAATGGTTAATGTTTAAGAATTACATGCATAACGAACTTGGCATTTTAAATTTGAATAAAACTACTTGTATTTGAAATTTATTATATGTAGATTTACAAAAAATAATTTTATGTTGATTGTTAACGAATGACAGGGACAACGAAATATAATGAATTTACTGTTGAAGAATTTGAGAAAATTTTTAATGAAACGGTGGGTCATGAAGATTTTGTTGTATATCCAGATATTCAACTAACGGTTGACGACATTAAAAACTATATGAATATGTCAGAAGAATTAGAACGTGGTGTAACTTTCACAACTGAAAGCATTATTTTACCCGAAGTAACTAATGTTGCAGAAACTACCATCGCAGAAGAATTAGAAGAATCACTTGTTGATGAAATTTTTGTGGATGACCTTAATAAAAGAAATTATGTAAAAATCACACCAACATTTTATATTAAATCTGTTGAAAGTGAAAAGCTTAATGCTGATGGTGAAAAGATTGAATTGTTTCAAATCTTAAATCCAGAAACACAGTTTGTTGAAACAAGAGAACTTAGTGATGACGAAAAACGTGAAATTCTTGCACACCAATTAAAGGAATCTCACATTATGTTTAAACCAATTAAACATAAGGGTAAGGTTACCACCAACCAGTTTGGTGCTGATTATAGAAAAAAACGTCAGCGTAAAAATAAGATGGCAAAAGCCAGTCGTAAAGCTAATAGGTAATCATGGAAAGACAAGAAATTTACAAACGTATTGATAGTGAGAGAGACTATCAGGATGCAAATTGGGGTATGCGCAGACAAGCCGATGGAACTCCTGATGAAGAAAAACCTGTTGCTGAATGGATAAACTATATGGAATATCATATAAGTAGAGCCAAGGATAGAGTTTATCATCTTGACACCGAAGGTGCAACAGCAGAACTTCGTAAAGTTGCTGCACTTGCAGTACGTGCGATGGAGATTCATGGTTGTCCAGAAAGAGTAGTGGTGTTAGACCATAATCCTAATGAGAGTTGTTGCGGTAGTTGTGATTGTAAATCAGAATAATTATGTGGCGACACATTAATAAATTAATTAAAAATTTCTTCATTAAAGAAGAATTTCCAAGTCACATGGTATTTGGTGAACGTTTTAGTGTTACACGAAGAATTAAAACAGATAATATTGCACTAATTATTTCTATTATAGCATTAGCAATCATATTATGGAAAATATAAATTTAGATGACACGTATTGGGATAGACTCAGGGGATATGTGACTGAACTACGTGTAGATGCTCGTTGGATACTTCGTAAAGACGAGGATGATAAGCCATATGGTTCATTGAGAATTGTGAGTCATCCTGACTTGAAACCGGGGTACTTGCGTGCAATTTTCACTTACGTAACCACAATTAGACCAAAATCCAGAGAAGAAAAGCTTCAGACTATTGAAGACTATCAGATGGAAATTACTGAACTCGAAGTATATTCGATTAGTGAAGACATTAAAACTGAAAATAAAACATATGAAGCACCATACAAGGAACTTGAAGAACTTTTTGGTGTAAAAGTATTTGAAAAATGAACAATATATTTGAAAAGTATGTAGTAGAAAATGAAATACTTGTAAATGGGGATGATTGGACAAATATTGTTAACACCCATTCACAAGAATTTATAATTAAACAGATTTCAGATGCCGTTGTTTTATTCAACATTGAACTTCCATATCGTAAGATTACTTTAGATGAAGTTCAAGCCGAATATAATGCATTATTAAATAAAACCGATTTACTTCAAGAAGGTAAATGGGTAAATAAATTTGATTATAAATATCCTTATCTTGATAATTACATTGGTATATCGAATGTTGGAAATATTAGTTCTGATTATTTCCAACAAACTGAACGCTGGAAATGTGATGCTACTGGCTATCCATCGCCACATAAAACTTGGGAAACTGAACGATTCAGACTCACCTTATTTAAGGCATTATTTAGCCTCAAAGTAAAGGAAATCAATCCACAGGTTTTGCGTAACATAATCTCACTTAGAAAATATATTGCTTCGCAATTCAGACCAAGTGCTGCAAAAACGATATATGATTATTTTCAAGCCGAAACCGTACTGGATTTTAGTATGGGTTGGGGTGATAGAATACTTGGTGCACATGCCAGTAAATATGTGAAAAAATATGTTGGAATTGACCCAAACACCAACTTAATTCCAGCACATGCAAACCAGATAAAATATTATAATTCAATTGGAACTCCAATGGAATTTTCTTTATATCCACATTGTGCTGAAAATGAGAAGATTTATTTAACCGACAAATTTGATTTAGTCTTTACATCGCCACCGTATTTTGACAAAGAGAAGTATGACCAAGGTAAAAATCAGTCGTATAAAAAATACAAGTCATTTGATAGCTGGATGAAAGATTTTTTATTTAAAACCATTGAACTTAGAACCGAGAATCTTAAATCTGGTGGGCATCTGGTGATTAATATTAGTGATATCTATACAAGAAAGAAATTATATAAAATTTGTGACGGCATGAATGATTATATTGCCAGCACAAATAAGTTTGAGTATGTCGGTGCAATGGGATTAAGAATGCCAAAACGACCGATGAGCATTTCATCAGATACTGTTGGCGTTTTTGGAGAGCCGATATGGATACATCGTAAAAAATAATCTTTTAGTAGGTATTAGTGAAAAAAGTAAAATAGTTCAACAATATGACAGAGAAGGTAATTTTATTCAAGAATATGATAATTGTAGAATTGCTTCGGAAAAATATAAGTGTAATCGTGAAAATATAAGAAATTGTTGTAATGGTCATTCAAAAAGTGCTAAAAATTATATTTGGAAATATAAATAATTAGATAGATTAATAATTAAATAAATTAAAAATGAAAAAAGTTAAAAATAAACGACCCCCTCTTATCGGAGTTTCTGGTAAGGTGGGGTCGGGTTGAAGGCAAAGACACATTTGCTGACCTTTTTATCGAACATGTTCGTACTGAATACGGAATTGAGTTCGAAAATAAAAAATTTGCATATAATTTAAAGAAAATTGTTAGTGTATTAACTGGTGCAAGTATGGAAGACGTGCTATCACGAGAAGGTAAATTAAAATATTTACCTGAATGGGGCATGACTATTGGCGAAATGCAGCAAAAAGTAGGCACAGAAGCAATACGAAATAATATTCATAATAATGCATGGGTGCTTTCATTATTTGGAACGTATAAAGAAGATGAAGATTTTTGGGTTGTTACTGATGTCAGGTTTAAAAATGAAGCTAAAATCATAAAAGAAAAGGGTGGAATAATAATAAGATTAAACGGTGACCCGTTGAATTCTAAAAAGAATGACAATCGAAATATGGAACATCAGTCAGAAATCGATTTAGATGATTATACTGATTTTGATTACGTATATGATAACGTACCACCAATATCAAGTCTAACTGAATTTGTTAAAACAATTGCAAAAACACTTTTAAATGAAAAATAAATCACTGAAAATTGGATTAGATATTGATGGTGTTCTTGCTGACTTTACTGGTGCTTGGCATGAATTATATCCCGAAATTAGTCCAACCCCCTCAACATGGTATCTTGACCCAAAAATTGGTGAGAGATTTAAGGCAATGCGTGAGGCAAATGCACTGGATGAATTTTATTTAAACATTAAACCATTAATAAATCCAACAGATATTTCTTTTGAACCACATTGTTATATTACATCAAGACCAGTTTCAAAAGAAATTAGTGAACAATGGTTAAGTAAAAACGGATTTCCGAAAAAACCTGTGTTTAGTCTTAATATCAGAGAAAGTAAAGTAGATGCAGCAAAAAATGCTGGAATCGGGGTATTTATTGATGATTTTTATGAAAACTTTATTGAGCTTAATACCAACAACATATTTACATTTTTATATACCGCATCTTGGAATGTACAATATGAAGTTGGACACATGCGACTCAACTCATTGAAAGACATTCCATTACTTAAATAATAAATTTGCATTATTTTTGTTGTGTTATTCAACTAACTACTGTTTTTGAGTATTTATAGTTGTATAATATAAAAGATATGGGAAATATTTTAAACGATATTGTTGAAGAGGTTAACATTAAGCCAAATAAAAACAAGCTTGTACTTAAGTGGGTTATTAGTATTGCTGGTGGTTTAATTACAATTGCTTTTGTATTTGGGCAATTTAAAGCATCATTCTTTAATAGAATGGATAAGTTTGAGACTACTGTAAATAGAAATACTGTGGCAATTAATGAGTTAAAATATGAAATGAGTGCGAGATTTGTTAAAATATACGAAGATGGATACAGTATATTTGATGATTTTCAAGAATATAATAATAAACAACTCACATTAATTGTTGACTATGGTAGTACTAATAAAGATTTGTTGAAAAGAGTTTTAGAAGTTAATTCCATAGAAAAAAATAAAAACATTGAAAATCAGATACAATCAGCAATGAACGAAAATGTGTCAGGAACTGCTGAACCCCAAACAATGGAATATGTTAATTTAATTAAAATTATGCCTAATAATAGTAAGGATACTACCTTTATTGTGAAAGGTGCTACAGAAAATTTTGTGAATAAAATTGATATTAATAGATATGAAATTGTTAAAAGAATTACCAATGTTGACAACCCGATGTTAATTGATATATCCTATAAGAATAGATAATGAATACACACACCGAAAATTATACTAAAGAAAGATTTTTAAAATTTCTTGAAAAAAATAGTGTTAATGATATAATAATTAGTAGATTTGTAAAATTACCTAAAACTGTTCAACGAAGTGGAAGTATTTTCAAATTAGATATTAACACAACGTGGTATCCTGACGGTGATACTCACTATAATTTTGAATTAAATTATTATTCAGAAGAACTTGTTGAATATCGTTTTAGTTCAAAAGTTTTTGGAGATGTTGAAGAAAGTATCAATTATCTACTTTGTGAGTTAATGATTAATAAACTAATTGAAGGAAGTTGTTGATGAAATTGATAATTATCTCGGACACCCACAATAAGCATAAGCATTTGGGTAAGTTACCTGAAGCTGATGTTATTATTCATTGTGGTGATATGACCTCAATGGGTAGAGAACATGAAATCCGTGATTTCATGAAATGGTACTCCAATTTAGAACAATTTAAGTATAAAATTTGTTGCGCTGGAAATCATGACTGGCTCTTTGAAAGAGCGGGAATTCATGCAAGAAGTTTAGTTCCTAAAAACGTGATTTATCTTCAAGACCAAGAAGTTGTCATTGAAGGCATTAAGTTCTATGGAACACCAGTTAATTTACCATTTTTTGATTGGGCGTTTAATCGTCCAGAAGAAAAACTTGTACAACACTGGCAAGCAATTCCTGATGACACAGATGTACTCATCACACATCAGCCACCATTCGGAATTATGGACTGGAGCGTGTATGATAAGAAAGCCACTGGTTCACCAAGTCTATATAAAGAAGTGTTAGAACGAATCAAGCCATCACTACACGTGTTTGGTCATATCCACTCTGGACATGGGGTTAAAGTCATTGAAGACACCACATTTATTAATGCCAGTAATCTTGATGAAGATTATATGTGCGTCTATGACCCAATACTTGTCGAGTTGGTTGATGGAAATGTTACAATTCTTAATCAATAAATAATTATTTTTTACTTTTCGAATAATATCTTCTATTTATGGGTAAAATTATATAAATATAATAAATTTACTTACATGAATATGAATATCAACGAATTATTTGAATACATACAAGAAAGATTTATCCCAGAAGACTTAAGTGGCGAATTTCAACTACATGGCAATTGCATTATTTGGACATTTAATCTCGATAATAATGTCGAAGAATTACCAAATTATCCCCGTCACGATGACGAGGACAATGACGAGGAAGTATTGCAGTTTGATTTCGAATCATTAAGCTCAGAAGAAATACTACAAGAAGCATACGACCACGATAAAGAAAAGATTGAAGAAATGCTCGACCTTCTTGATGAATCAGACAATTGGTCATTCAGCGAATCAGACATCAATGAAAACGTAATTTCTTTCAAGATATTCTAAATTTTTTGTAACATATTGGATTAGTTTTCGTATTATTGCAAAAACAAATCCTATGGGCGGTAAAGCATTAAATAGATTCGGTGTATTCACCGAAAGAAAAAACACTGAAGAATTTCTGAGAATCGGAGAAGAAATTCAAGAATCACTATACGTTTATTTGTCAAAACAATACGGTGTTCATATTGAAACTCACGTTGTCACTTGTTATCGAAACAAAGCTGACCACGGTGATTTGGATTTGCTTATAAAGATAACTCCAGAAATGAATATTGATTATAGGAAAGAAATTGAATTATTTTTTCTTCCCAATGCAATCAATTCTAATGGTGGTGTATATTCTTTCGACTTTCAAGGATTTCAAATTGATTTTATTCCAGTTCCTGAATCTAAGTGGGAAACCGCAAAGACTTATTATTCATATGACCCACTTGGTAATATTATGGGTAAAACCTTTCACAAGTTCGGGTTATCATATGGATGGGAAGGTTTGTTCTATAAGTTCAGAAACTTTCATGGTAGTAATTCTAAAGATATTCTGCTTACTAATGATGCAAGAAAAATCTTTGCATTTGGTGGATATGATTATGACAGATACCTAAAGGGTTTTGACACTCTGGAAGAAATCTTTAACTTCTGTATTGATAGTAAATATTTCGATGCAGAAATGTTTCAAATGGAAAACCTTAAGAGTATTGATAAAAAAAGAAATCGTAAAAGGGGTTCATATCATTTGTTTTTGAACTATTTGAAGGATAATAATATCAATACTAAATATCCTTTTGAGAAAGAGAAACATACCTATCTTCCAATGATTGCTGAATATTTTATTGAATCTGGACTCAGAATACAATTAGCTAAATTGCAAGAAGAAGATAGACAAAACAAAATCATATCACAAAAGTTTAATGGCGATATGGTAATGCAATGGTTGCCAAATCTTCAAGGTAGGGAATTGGGTGCTGCAATGTCAAAATTTAAAAATACATTCAATGACGAAAATTTCAATTATTACATTCTCCATAGTAGCTATGGTGATATTAAAAACTTTTTTATGTTAGTATATAATGATAGACTTGAGCAAAAATAGAATCAGAAATAATATATTAAAAGTCGGTAGTAAAAATCTCAATGCAGAAAATTGGGAGGTTTATCATCCCAATGGAACTCATATGTTTACTTGTGGTGAGAAAAAAGCTACTTGGTATCTGGAAAGAAATCTTGCTACAAGAACTGATGATGGTAAAATTATGTTGACCTTTGAACCCAAAGGAAATGGTTTCGAATCCAATGAAATATTTGGTAAGAGTATTCGTGAGGCAATATGTGTTGTTACTGGTCTTGAAGAAGGTCTGCAACGACATCATATTGTTCCTTATTGTTATAGAACCCACTTACCAGAAGCATTTAAATCGAAGAATCATCATGATGTTGTTTTGATTAATCATGGAAAACATTCTGAATATGAACAACTGGCAACCCAATATAAAGATGAAGTCGCTGTGATGTTTGGTGTTAAAACAATTCAAGAACTCAATATTGAATATACTCGAAAATTGCGTGAAATTGGTAGAGATAATGCAATATTAATTAACAATATATTATCAATATTTAAAACCTATGGTAGAATATCAGAAGAAATTAAATTGAAGAAACTTCAACAAATTTCAATAGAATCTGGAATTCCATTTGAAACAATTTGTAGTTATAATTATATTCAATTATACAAATTGTATGATTTATTAAGAGAAGTACATGTAAAAAATCAGTACGAATTTAAGGTAAAATATCGAAAAGAATTTGACCACGGGTATCATGTAGTTAAGCAATTGGATAGTGAAGAAAAAATTAAAAACTTCGTTAAGTTATGGAGAAATCATTTTATTGACACCATGCAACCCCAATTTATGCCAATTGGATGGTCAATTGATTTTAGAATAAAAACAAAAATATAAAATACTTGCATCTGTCATAAATTATACATAATATTGCATTATTAAATTCAATCATATGAAACTATACAAAGCATTAAAATTAAGAAAAAATTTGGTTGGTGAAATCACTAAATTAAAACAACAAATCAAGGAAAAAAATTCCTATCTTGAGGGTTCAAAAAATGGTGAAAAGTTCGATGTGAATCAAGCATATGAAAAACTTCTAACTAAAATTGAAGAACTCACTGCATTAAAATTCGTCATAAATGAAGCTAATCGTGAAATTCAATCCAAAATATATGTGCTTGGTGAATGCAAAGCACTTATTGCTTTCTGGAATGAAGTTAGTGTTGTAGAAGGAACACAAGTCGCTGGATATTCAGATAAGGTTCAGAATTACGTAGTTCAATTTGATGAAGCGAAGCGTAATGAAATCGTTACTGGATTCCAAAAAAGAGTCAATGCACTTCAAGATGAACTTGATGGGTATAATTTTACCACTGAAATTCCTTGGGGTGATATGACAGAAGAAGAAATTCAATCCACAGAAAAACCTGATTTCGAAGTATAATAATATTGGGGTGTGTTCGAGTATTTAAGAAATGTGATTCTACAGACAAATTGTATTGATAGAGATTGGAATGTTCAAAATTTCTGCTATTCATGCTATAAAAACTTAAGAATAAAGAGTTAAGACTCATTTACTTTCACAATTTCTTTAAGAAAGAGACACACCCCTTTTAAATAAAAATAAATGAAAAACATACAATTTAAATTCGACTTTGATGATATTCTAATTATTCCAAGCACTAAAACACATGTTTCCAGTAGATATAAAGACATAACATTACCTAAAAATCTTCCATTGTTTACAGCACCTATGGATACTGTTGTTAATCTTGATAATATGGATTATTTTATATCACAAGGAATTAATGTCACGTTACCAAGAACTATTAGTTATAAGCAATTTATTGATTCTGCATGTTTTGATTTAGATTGTGAAAAAACATATAAAAATGTTTTTGTTAGTTTTGGCTTTGAAGACCTTGATGCTTTCTATAAGAATAATTTCAAAGACCTACATGCCGATGCACATATTCTTATTGATGTAGCTAATGGTCATATGCAAAAAATTGTTGACTATTGTCGTGAAATAAAAAGACTAAGACCTGATATAATTATCATGGTGGGTAATATTGCTAATCCAGAAACTTACTGGTGGTATGCTGAAAACGATTGTGTTGATTACATCAGAATAGGTATTGGCAATGGTAATGGTTGTCTGACCACTAAACAAAGTGGTATTGGTCATCCAATGGCTTCACTTATACATGAAGTATATGAGCAAAAACAAAAATTCATAAAATACAATACCCCTGATAGTAAAGACCCTTCACAAGCACGTGTTATGCCTGAAGAAAAACGACAACCAGTTAAACACATACCAGCAATTGTTGCCGATGGTGGTATGAAAGATTATTCAGATATTATTAAGTCTTTAGCTTTGGGTGCAGATTATGTAATGGTTGGTTCAATATTTAATAAAGCATTCGAAAGTTCAGCAGACATGTATTTATGGGGGATGAAAATTGAAAACAGAAAATCTGCAAAATATTTTTTTGATAGGGGAATGCCAGTTATGAAACATTTCAGAGGTATGAGTACTAAGGAAGCACAAAAAGCGATGGGAAAGACCGTTTTTAAGACATCTGAAGGTGTTGTGAGGTTTAGACGGGTAGAATATCATCTTAGTGGTTGGGTTGAAAATTTCGAGCATTATCTTAGAAACGCAATGAGT